TGATTTTTATAGAACGCATGAACTAACCACATTTAATGTTGTCGTATCCTCATTTGCAGGACTATCTGGAAAGTTTAGTGCCATGTCTTATCTATCCTTTAATACGCCTCAAAGCCAGTTGGAACGGTGTAGCTTAGAGTTTGACCTGTTCCAGATACGAATTGTGCAGTGGCAGCACCATTACCAGTAGCAGAACCATAAATGAAGGTAAGTCCGGTGGTAAAATTGACTCCAGATATATCTATACCCGCTCCAGTGCCAGGCGCGCCGCCTGTGTTTGTGGAACTGTCCCAAGTACCATCAACCCCAAACCACACCCTTTCAGCGGTCGTGTCATATGCCCACATTAGAGTATGTAGATTGCCATCGTCTATAGTACTAAGATTTGAACTGACTCCTTGTGGGTAAAATCTAGGAGTATTTGCGTAAAACGAAGTCTGAACATTACCGGTAGTATTCCAACCCAATGTCCCAGCCTGTGCCATTGCTAAATCTCCTATACCAAACATTAGAACATTGCTAGGTGATACCAAAGAAGAAGTTATGTCTAACTCTATATAGTATTTTCCTAGTTTCAAACCTGTTGTCGGCACATAACCAACTCCAGCAGTTTCACTTGAACCAACTTTAGCAGATATGTCTAACGCACCTGTTGTTGAGTTTGCATTGATATCCATTCTTGACCCAGACCCAGCGGTGGAGACATTCATAGGAGTCGTAAATTCTAAAGTATATATTGTAGACCTAGAAGTACTATGTAAACCGTCAGTCGCTTTATATCTTAAAGTGAAACTTCCCGTATCTGAATCTGCGGTAGATGGAGTAATAGTAAAAGCGTTACTAGATTGAGAAATAGTTGCTTGCGATTGGTTTGATGGATTAGTATCATATGAATATTCAATAGGAAATCCTTCTGGGTCGCTGGCTACAACAGTTTGATTTGTTGCAGTTCCGTCTATAGCCAAACTAGCAGATGTTGGTGGTGCTGTTGTCCATTCTGGTACAATATTTGTATCTGTATAGATTCTATCCCATTCAGTACCGTCCCACATATAAACTGCCTGAAAATCTGTGTCAAAACCGAAATCTCCAGCAGTGTTTCCAGAACTAGGAAATGAAGCAAAATTTGGATATAAAGTTGTGCCGCCACCAACTCCTGGAGCCAGTGCAGCGCTAGATAGTTTCCTATCAGCGACTGGAGTTGAAGCTTCAGCTACTGATGCTAAAGCTCCAGATTTTCCAAATGCTTTTGAGATAAGAGATGCTCTCGATACCATTACTTTCGTCCTTTATTTCTCTGTGAATAACCAACCGTTAGCGGTGTTATAATATACTAATCCAAATGCTGCTCTATTAACATCAATTGTTAAATCAGAATCTCCTCCTTCAATTTTATGACCATTTCTTCCAATTGTAATAGCATTTGTAGCAGCTTGTCCTGTTCCATCAATAATTCTAACTTCATCTCCAAGCGTTGCTGTTGCTGGAAGATTAACGGTTTTAGCAGTACTTGTATCAACAATTAATCTTTGACCACCAGTTAATGTTAATGGTGTTGTAGTAACTTCTATCCAAGCATCAGGAGCAGTTGATGCTGGAGTTCTTGCTGCAATATATGCACTATCAACTAATCCAGCAAGCGCTGCAGCATCTACCGTAACATTTGAAGCTTTATTTTCAATTGCAGTAATTGTAATTTCATCAGATGTTGAAGCACCAGTTGTTAGCGTAATAGTATTGGTTGTTGGATTAGATGTAAAGTCATCTGAATCCATAAGTTTAATACCATTTTGGAATACATTAAAGTTACTCGAATCAATTCCTAATGTCTTTGAATTAGCATCTGTACCAGTAAATGATGTTTGACCGCTTGTAGCAATAAACTTAAAGGTATTCATAAATGTATCACCAACAACTATATGTGAAGTTGTAACAGTTTGTGATAAAGTATTAATTACGAGATCATCGCCTGAGTCAGCAGCAAATCCATTTAGAGTTAATGAATTTGCTGCAGCATTAACTGTATAATCTACACCAGATACTAATCGAATACCGTTATTAAATACTTGGTAATTAGCAGTATCAATTGCAAGAGCCTCACCATTAGCATCATTTCCAGAGAATACTGTTTGACCAGAATCTGCTACATAATAATAATTAGCAAAGTTAACAGCATTTGTAAATGTTCCACCTGATACTCGAGCTGCAACGTAAGCACTATCAATCATTCCTGTTACAGCAGCTGAGTCTGTACCTGCTGGTAACACGCCTGGAGCCCAATAACTATTTCCATTATCCCAAATTAATATCTGACCTTCAGTTGGCGCAGTTGTATGAACATCAGCTAATGAAGTAATTGAAGATGTATTGTCTAATTTTGTTCCAAGAGCTGTAGCTGTAGTAGTAGCATAATTTGCATCATCGCCAAGTGCTGCAGCTAATTCATTCAGAGTATTTAATGTAGCAGGAGCAGCATCTACAAGAGCAGCAACTGCTGAATCAACTGAAGTTGTGACTGCGGCTCCAAGAACTGCTCCAACTGATCCAGTTGTTAAAGTTTGTATAACTACATCGTCTGAATCAGCAGCACCTAGTAATAAAGTAATAGTATTAGTGGCAGAATCTGCGCTATAATCTTCAATTCTATTTAAACGAATACCGTTTATGAATACTTGATGATTATTAGCAGTTAAAGATAATGATTGTGAATTAAGATCATTACCAGTAAATGCAGTCTGACCAGCAGTTGCTCTGTATTTGTAATCTTTAAAGTTGGCTTGACCTGCAATAATATAATTGCCTGTTGATCCACTACTGATATTAGTTATGACTAAATCATCACCAGCATTTGCTCCAGTAGTAAGAACTACAGATGTTGTTCCAGATACAGTATAATCAATATCTTTAAGAAGATGAATACCGTTTAAGAATACCTGAATTCCAGTAGCAGTTACAGCTAAAGTATTGCCAGCAACATCAGAACCACTAAATGTGGTTTGATTAGAAGTAGCTGTAAATCTAAAGTTAGAATATTCAGATGTAACAACTCCGCCGCCGGTTACAGTTACTCTTGCACTTATATAATCACTATCAATTAAAGCTATAATAGTCGCGCTATCAGCAGAACCTCCTCCTGAAGCAGCTCCAGCAATCCATTTGCTTGTTGCTGTGTCATATACTAATGCTTGACCATTAGTTGGACTTGGAACATTTACATCTGCAAGAGCACCAAGCGTTGTGACACCAGCCGAAGATCTTGCAAGGATATAGTCACTATCAATTAACTGAAGAACTTCAGCAGAATCAAATGTCGATATGGTTTGACGAGCTTGAACATATGCTGAATCAATAAGTAATGATCTTGCTTGAACATATGCTGAATCAACCATTCCAATTACAGCAGAACTATCAATACCTTGTGGAACAACTCTTGCTTGAACATATGCTGAATCAATAAGAGTAACTGCTTTATCCGAATCTAATTTTGATCCAATAAGAGCAGTAATTGTAGTTGAGAAGTTTGCATCATTTCCAAGAGCTGTAGCAAACTCGTTAAGAGTATCCATTGCTGCTGGCGCACCGTCAATCAGATTATTAATTGCTGTTGTAATGTCAGCGCCTGAAGCAAGATCTACCCAAGAACCAGCATGAGCAAAGTATGCTTTACCAGTTCCATGTACATGAGCAAACATACCATGATAAGATGAAGCACTTGGGAGATCAGCTAAATTAGAATACACATTAGAATATAGGATTTTATTTGTTCCCATATCTAAATCTTTGCCAGTTACATTGCTATCAACTCTAGCATCTGTATAATAAAGATTTGAACCTTCGGACAATTCACCGGTATTTGCTCCACTTAAATTAAGTGCAGTAGCAACTCCAAGAGAATCAGTAGTAAGAAATACTCCACCACTATCTTTAAGTCTTAATCCACCAAGATGAATAGTTGAACCACTTATATACAAATCTTTCCATGCAGCAGTTGGGCTACCAAGATCATATAACTTATCTCCACCTGGAAGAATAGTATTGAATGTTACGTTAGTATTTTCTAATGGAATAGCAGTCCAAGATCCGCCTTTAGATATTCTTGCTTTATTATCACTTGTTGTCACTGCAGTCATACCAGGATATGTTACTGGATTAGGTAATGAACCAGCACTAGCACCTACAGATTTAAAGCTAATTTGATGTGGGCCAAAATCAACAGATCTACTGCCAATTCCTGTTATTAGATCAACATGAGCACTATCAACGATGCCTTTAACATAAGCAGAATCAGCTACAAATTTAATATAATCACTATCAGCAATTGATTTGACATAATCTGAATCTGCAATCGACTTAACATAATCGCTATCTGCTATGCCTTTAATATAATCGCTATCAGCAATCGACTTAACCCAGTCAGAATCTGCAATCGACTTAATATAATCACTATCAGCAATTGATTTGACATAATCTGAATCCGCTATGCCTTTAATATAATCACTATCAGCAATAAGTTTGATATAGTCACTATCAGCAATCGACTTAACATAATCGCTATCAGCAATAAGTTTGATATAGTCACTATCAGCTACAAATTTGATATAATCTGAATCTGCGATCGACTTAACATAATCGCTATCAGCAATCGACTTAACATAATCGCTATCAGCAATAGACGTAATATAATCTGAATCAATAATAAATTTAAAATGAGCAGAATCGAGTTTACCTGCAGCTGTTAAATCTTCTTTTTGGACTCTAATATTAACAAAACTGGAATCTAATACCGATGTAAAAATATCTTGACCATCAATATAATATGACATGCCTGCTGCAACATTAATACCGTCTTTTAATCCACCACCAACAATATCTGTACCAACATTGATCGCATATAAACTACCAGGAGAATTATGATCAATACCAATACCAGATCTGCTACCGGTTGCAGCTGGTAGATATACTGTACCACCAAAAGTTTGTACTAATGGAGATTCAGTTTCTAATTTAACAAAACTACCATTTGGTTGCTTTATTTTAATATCGCCATCTACTTGAAGATCTCCATCAACAATATTGACAATACCTTTAATATTCATGGTATATGCAGGATCGTAGTTAGTACGTACACCCATTCTAAATAAGTTAGATGGTTCTGACGCTTTCTGTGAAACATTTTTCTGGAAAGCATAATTTGATGTTTCAGTTGCAATTAAAGCTATTGCTTCAGCAGAATCTAAGAATCTATCGGCATCAACTAAAGCATTAATATAATTTGCATTAATTACACCCTGATATGTTTCAAATTGATTAAATCCATAATTTTGTTGTCTTGCAAAAATATAATCAGAATCAAAGAAATGTGTTGCAGAATCAGGACTTATAAAGAATTGAGCAACCTGATGAGTAAGATAAACTTGATTGCCTTGATTTGAATCAAGAATCCTATCACCTTGCCAATATAGTGACTGTACATTAAGACTACCATTAACATCTAAATTATATCCAGGTGTAGCTGTGTTGATACCAACTCTTGGAGCAGTCGTGTGAAGATAACCAGATCCAGCTGTGTTATAAAAATACTGAGATGCTGGCATACTTGTGCGATAATGCGCTGTATTAATATGTGATTGAACATAAGTAGCATTAGCATTTGCTCTAATCCATGCTTGGTTAGCAACGTCTTGTTGAATATATTGATATAATGGTTTAGTGTTAATAGCAATATTACTTGTAAAGTTTGCTAAATCTTGAACATCTAATCCGTATGTTGCTCCAGCAGCTACTTTACCAATTGCTACTGCACCACCCATAATAGACATTGTGTTATTAGCAGATACAGTATTAATATTTGCATCTAAACCAATTCCAATAGAACCTTCGCCTGTTGCTTTAATTTTTCTACCAATAGCAATAGAACCTACGCCCGTAGCTTCTACATCGGTACCTAATGTGATACCACCATTTGCAGCTATAGTATCTTTACCAAAGCCAAAGCCACCTAAAGTTGCTTGGTTACCTTCACCGAAACCATACGCTTTTGCACTAGTACCATCAATAATATTGCCATGGCCATAAGCAAAACCTTCATCATCAACAGTATTAGAATGGCCAAACGCATAACCAAAATCAGTAATAGTGTTTGCTCTACCATATGCATCGCCACCTTCAGTTACAGTATTGCTAGATCCGTAAATATTACCATTCTTATTAAGAATATTTGATGCACCGAAGATGAATCCACCTTGAGATGAATTACCCCCGGAGATACCTAAACCTGTATTTGCATTACCATATACATTAACATTATAGAAGTTTTTATTGTCATTACCATACACATTAGATGCAACTTTAATGTTTTTATTTCTATGACCATATACGTTATGTACAGAGTTTATAGTTTCATTTTCCCATCCATAAACTCTTGAGAATTTTGTTATACTCTTATTCGAGTTACCTATTATAAAAGATTTATTAATACCAGTAGCATTTAATTTACCAACAACAAAACTAGATTGTCCAGTACTGTTTCCTGATCCGTAAACATACGAGTAATTACTAGTAGTATTACCTACACCAAACGCTGCAGCCTGTTTTCCACCAATTGTCTGGTCGCGACCAAAAGAAATTCCGCTAGCGCCAGTAGCAGACGTATTTAAACCTACACCAACACCAGTATTACCAGAACTAACATTGAAACCAATAGAAACTCCGGAGGTCCCAGTACTTGTATTTTGACCTATACTCGTACCGTTTGTACCAGCTGTGGCTGTACTACCAATCGCAAGAGCATTCGTCCCAGCTTGAGAATTCTTTCCGATTATGACTGAATTTGTATTAACACCAGTGGTATTATCTCTACCAATATTAAGACCATTTTGACCACTAGCAAGATTATATCCTATGACAACAGAATTTTTTGAGTTGTTAGTAAGCTTATTACCAATAGCAGTATTTTTAAAATGATCGTTATGATTACCAGGATCACCAGTAATTTCTTTACCAATTACGACACCAGCACCAGTAGTAAGATCTTTACCAATAGCAACTCCGCCGTCAAGTGTAATTGCAGCACCGCTTCGGCCTGTATTTGTAATTTCAAGACCAATAGATACTGATTTTTGCTTATTGCTGTTTGTAATATCTTTACCAAGACCAACACTAAATTGACCTGGATTAGTAACAGTATGACCTACTGAAACTGATGCAGTAGTATGAAGAGGACCTTTTGCTATTCCAACATAAGATACATTACCAGCATTTGCGTCATAACCAATAGCTGTTGAATAATCAGTAGCTAAAGTATTATAGCCAATACCCTGTGATTGGAATCCAACTTCATTACTATCCCATGTTACATTTGTTCCATCAACTTCACCTGCTCTGAAAGCGCCATATTCTGGAATCCACATAAGTCTTGAACCAGCACCAATTTGAGTACCAGCTTTACTTAATGGAACAACGCCTGCTTTTGGATGTTGAGCAATAGTTGCAATATTTGAGCTAAGGAATAATACATTACCAGAATCTACTGCAAATCTTGTTGTTCCATCATTTGCATGAATAGTATCTTTTTGACCAACAATTACAGAACCTTCTTCGTCATAATAAATTTGTTGATTACCACCTGCAGGACCTATTCTATTCCAAGGAGTAATTAATCTTTCACCAATATAAGTCGAGTCTATAACTCTCATAAGATTAGAATCGAAAGATCTTCCAATATATGGATTAGTTAAAATAAATCCTCTAGCTGAATCGTAAGAAGATGAGTGATAAGGGCCGAAATACAATTCAGCGCTTTCTCCGGCTGTCATGGTTTGATTAATACTATCCCAAAGTAGTCCGCCATTAATTACTCTATAATCAGCATCAGCTCTGCGACTACCTCCAAATAACAAACCACCGTTTTGTATTTTAGCAATTTTACCGTCTACAGTAAATCCAGTTTTAAATATAGCACTATCATTAAATGTAAATTGAGTATTGGCCTGAGCAGAACCACTATCTTCACCAGTAGCACTTTTGCTACTTGTAATATTAAGATTACCACTTAAAGTAATAGCCGGATTTTCTAATTGAAAACCTGATGCTACTGTAAGAGGACCTTTAACTGTAAGTGATGCATCATTCTTTCTACTTCTTGCTTCAATTTTAATTACATCATTTAATTTTAATCTTGTATTTGCAGCAGAGTCAAAGATATGAATAAGACTATTACTTGCTTCTTCCCATTTTTCTCCATTTGATTCAAGTTCAACACCATTAATATATACTTTTGTTAGACCATTTTTAACGTAACTAAGAATTTTACTTGTTGGGCTTGAGTTGTCACTATCTTGAAGTCTTAGACCAAAAAGACTACTACCTTTAAGAGATGTTATTGGATGTAGTCCTCTATTATCAATTCTAAGATCTGTTATTGTAGAGGTATTTGCTGGAGGTGAGCCTACGCCCCAGCCAGGAAGTGATGCTAATCTTAATTCAATAGTATTAGTTCCGGTTACTACAAAATCTCCAGTTTGAACACCAAGAGCAGCGCTTCCTGTGCCAATGTTGAGCTCTGAAGAATCAAATCGTGGCGATGATCCAGGCGGATTCCAGTTATAAGGTCTAAATGATACTACAATATGACTATCATCTAAAGCTGGACCAGGTATTCCAGATATAGTAATCGAAGAATCACCGAGTGGTAAATGGTTATCTACTCCTGCATTCCCAACGCTTCCAAGAATTATTCCTAAAGCTCCACCAGCTCCATTATCAAGAGTTAATTGATCTCTTGAAACTACATAGCTATCAGCATGATCAATCCTAGGATCTTTTGGTGAACCATCAGTAAATATAAATTCAAATGTATCGTCTGGTGTTATTTTATGTCCTTCAATAAGGCTATGTCCACCAGCACTAAATCCAGAATCAACTCTTACATCACCTTTAACGTATAATCTAGATCCTGGATGATCGATAGGAGCACTATCTGCACCAATTGCAACTTGAGTATCAGTATTAAATCCAACTCCACCAAAATAGAGAGTATGACCATCAGCAGATCTTCTCCAATGCGAACTATCATTAGCATTATGAAGAATATAGTTAGGACTAATAACAGTTTTCAGATAACCAGAATCGATAACAGAAGCAATGACCGACGAGTCAATGTTCATTCTATCTTTTACATAATCATTAGTAACAATTGTTGCAATATAGTCTTGAGTTGGCCAAGCGACCTGAGTACCTTGAGCAGATGTAGTAATAATAGGAGATTTATGATCAATTGCGGCTTGTAAAGAAGCATTATCTTCTGCAGGCCTATTTCCTAAAGATGCGCCTGCTACCTGATAATTTGGAAGATCAATACGAGCTTTACCAAGAACATCAAGCGAGAATTTCTTATAATCTATTCCATCAATATTATCTTTGTAAGATGCATCACTTACACTAACATCATTTCTAGCAATTGTAACAGCATTACCTTGTGGAATGTCTGCAGCAAGAGATGCATCTGCTTGAAAGTTAATAAGTTGATCGCCCTCTTTTAAGGCCCAGAAGTTATCAATAGAAACTCTTGCTTGAACATATGCCGAATCAAGATGATTTTCTAGAATTGGAATAAGTCCACCAGTTGGTCTTACAACAAAGCTGTCAAACGACATTCTTTCGCCAGTACCAGGATTATCACCAATCGTAAATACACTACCTGAAACAGATTGTCTAAAATGAATTGAGCCTTCTACAGTAGCGCTATCAGCTACAGTTAGTTTTCCAAGTATATTTAAATCAGCACTCGGTGTAGCTACTACAGTTGGAACGACTTGAGCATAAATTGCTGATGATGTATCAAATGTTCCGCTGTAATCTGTGGTAGTAACTGGTTGAGTTAATGCTTGATCATGAAATAATTCAAATTTATTAGTATTAGTTATACCTCCAGATCCATTATCTGGCCCAGTAAAGAAAGTAATTGCGTCTATAATACCAGCAGGTGATGTAATAGCAACTCCTTGGAATCGAACAGCATCACCTACTGTTAAACCGTGAACACCACCGGTCGGTAAAATAACTTCGGTTTTTGTGCCTGATGCAGAAATAGTAAAATTTGATACTAAAGCTGCAACATTTATAACTTCATAGCTACCATTGACCGAATATATACTAGGTTCGCTTGACATATCAAGTGGTACAGTACATGCTCTATCAGTAAATAAATTAAATGTATTTGCATCAACTGCCTGAACAAAATATATATTATCGGCTGTACTATTATAATTAAAACTACTAGAAGTTCCAGAAGTACTATCAGTCTCAACATTAACAAATTTAATAGCTAATCCGCTGCCTGGGCCACCTGCAGTAGCCATCGAACCGGGGGCTGCAAGTTTATGACCACCGGATGAAGTTACTGTTAAACCATTCCAGAGATTATTTGCTGTTACACTTCCATTTCCACTAGTTGCGTCAATATTAATAGTAAATCCATCGGGAAATGTAGAAACTGGAGTTGTAAATGCTGTGTGTGTAACAACAACAATAGGTTCCGTGCCTTTAATAAAATCTTTAATATTAACATTACCAATATAAAGTGTAGCACCACTATCAATATTTACATCACCATGAATATCAAGAGTATAATTCGGATTAAATCCAGAAACATATTTTGCAGCATTATTATGAGGTGTTTTCGCAGTTTTACCAATCATAATATTAGTATTGTTTAAACCCTTGTTTACAAGGTTACTATCAAGAATACTAGTACCAGCATCGTTAAATGTCTCTGGCTTCATAATTACGATGCCATTACTTAATCCGGTTGGAATAAATGTATTACCACCAATAAATATAGTATTATCAGCAGTACCACCTACTGCAGTTCCACCATACTGCGCATTTACTCCAGCTGTGTGTGAATCTTTCCAACCCGCACCAATTACAATATTATCAGCATTAGTATTATTAATAAAACTATTATCTTTACCGAATATTAAATTATTTTCAACACCAGTACCATCTAATTTATTATCTTTACCAATTAGATAATTGTTATCTCCAGCATTATCAAGTATATTACCGTCACCAATAGCAAATGATTTATTAGTAGCACCAGTTGATGTATTAGCTAATCCAAATTTATTACCAATACCAAATGCGTAAAGTTTAGTTCCAGTACTACTTGAGTCTTGCACGTTACCTTCACCAAGGAACATGTTTTGATCTGTTATAATTTGGTTATCTTTACCAATTGCGACACTATACTTACCTTGACTAGTAAGACCGTATGTAGAACCTCTAAGAAGAATATCTCCTTTAGAAGTCCTTTGTCCAACTTTATTTTTTGAACCTAAAGATATAGAAGAAAACCCTCTCGCATATGGTTCTTGACCCATACCTATAGAAGTAATACCTAAATCAGAATTTTGATGTTCAGCAAGTAAAATTTCACCAGCTCTAATAAGTCCAGCTCTTGAGCTGTACATAAACATATTGTCATATTCATTACCAGGAAATACTCCAGCAGAATCGAATATTGCTGAATCAGTAGCAGAATAAGTTAAAGCTTTTAAACCATCAACTTGGAAATCACCACGAACATCAAATTCTGTATTTGGTGTTGTTTTTTGTACACCAATATTTCTTGGTGTTTCTTGAATAATAAACGTTCCGTTATCAACAAACGCATTACCTGCAATAGGGGCTCCACCTTCTGGATTCCACTGCGCAAATGTGCCGCCGTAAAGAATATCACCGCCAACAAATAAATTACCAGCTCCATCAATAGCCGCAAACATATCTGATTCTCTACCAATCGATACGTTACCACCTTGAATAGCCATGAGGTTATCATCTACAACAATACCTGGTAATGTTCTATTTGGATTATTAAGTAAATCAGCGCCTGCTCCATATGTAGGAGTAGTAGTGACCATTTGAAAATTTATGCTTTTATTAGCAGTATTAGCAATATGACCATTCATACCAAATGCGTAAGAAGATTGTCCTGAGACTATATTTTCTCTGCCAAACGCAAACGCATCACCTCCACCAACTTTATTATAAGAACCAATTGCAAACGATAAAGCACCACCAACAGAATCTTCCACGCCAAAAGCATAACCAGCATTACTTTGAGCTCTGTTGTTTTGTCCTATTAAAAAATTAAAATTGCCGCCAGCCGATTTATTGTCAAGACCAATAAATACCTGTTGGAAACCGCCATTTGATACCACATTATTTTTACCTAAAATAAAGGTATCATCACCCATTGCAGTGTTTCCTGCGCCAAGTAAAATATTTCTATCACCGCCATCAGAATTGCTTGCTCCAATACCAACAGAATATAAACCAGTTATTTTATTTTTGAAACCCATAGCAATTGAACTAATACCGCCAGCTTGGCTACTATCACCAGTTGCAAAACTACCTTGACCAGATGCTTTAACATTTCTACCAAAAGCCGCTGAAAATTGACCTAAAGCACCCCAAGCAAAATCATTATGGTTTGTAAAGTATCCACCGCGCGTTGATGCTTTTCCTGGAACAAACGAAAATCTAGATCCTTTATCTGAATCAGCAAGAGCGCTTAGTGTTGGATCACCGTAATTAATTACAAGATCATTTGCCATAGAAATCTCGCCAGAGACTTTATCATTATAGCTAGCATCAAAAGTTTGACTACTTCCTGCTAAAGGACCCTTTACTTGAAATGGCCCGCCATGAACTTCAAACCTAGATTTAGGTTTATCTGTACCAACCGCAATTCTACCAAATCCACCATATGGATAAGTTGCTGAAAAATCTCTTGGAGCAAAATACGCATCATCTATAGCTGTAGCTGTAAATAATCCGCCGCCTGTAAATGGAACACCATTTTGTAAAAGTTCGCCAGTAAAGTTAATACTACCATCTTTATGAACTTCGAATAAAGAACTATCTTCAAGTGATATAGCTCTTATTAAAACTGAAACGTCTGAATCATTAGCACTAGTACCATCACCTGGAAATCTTCTAAGATCTCTTCCACTGTCTTTATGTAAATCACTTTTAAAATAGTTAATAGGTAAAGTAGAAGTTAATGAATATTTACGCCCCGCAAATTCGGTTGAGTCGCCATTAGTAGTTACTGTTAAACCATAAAATTCTCTAGCTTGAGCAGAATCTGGATAATATATTGAATTTGGATCAATTGTTCTTAATCCAGGTTTTGAAGCATAAGAACCTAATCTAACTCCTGCAGCATCAACAACTCCAGTATTTTTATCAACAACAAATCTAAACCAGCCAGAATCTTGTATAATTTGTTCTGCAACCATAAGACCAAATCGAGTACCATTAGCTCTATCAGTTTTTTCTCCGTAAAATAATTCGCCGCCTTGAATAGAGTCTAAATTGCCAGAAGTTAAAACTGAACCTGGAAGTAAATCTGTAACTCTTAATTTTTGAAACATTGCTGGAGAATATGATACTATTTCTCCGGTTGGTTTAATAGTTAAACCTTTAAAGTTACCTTGAGTATGCCCAATTTTTAATCCATCGGTCGAATCATACATGAAGTCTGAATCGCCACCCAGTGTTTTGTCTGCATTAACAAATGGCACAGTACCAGGAGCAAGTGACGTACCTGGAGCGTTAAATTCTAGTCTATTGACTCTAAGAAAATCAACATCACCAGAATCCGCTTTAAAATATTTAAAATACGCTGAGTCAGCTTGTAAATCTTTATTATAGAAAAGTCTATTTGTTGTCCAATAATTTTCGTATTGTGTTCCAGCAGCACCAGCTTGCCAAGTAATAGTTGCACCTACTGGTCCACCTACTGTAATGCCTGCTCCTGATGCCCATGCTGAGTCAGCAGCATTATCAGCCACAACAATGTTTTTATCTACGATCGTAACTGTTTCAGATTGAATTGATGTTGTCGTACCTTGCACATTAAGATTACCAACAATATTAACATCACCTGCAACATCACCAAACGGAAATGGATCGATGTTAATTGTAGCTGGACCACGATATTCTGGGCTATGCGCAATACCAAAACTATGATATAAAGAATGACCGCTATCCACATCAAGTTGACTAATATATGCATTTGTTATTTTTGCAGAGTCAGCATCAAATTGGCCAATATAACCGCTATCAGCATCTATTCTTGAAATATAAGCACTATCGACATCTAACTGACTAATATATGCAGAGTCAACCATTAGTCTTGAGATATATGCAGAGTCTACGTCGAGTTGACTAATATATGCAGAGTCAACCATTAGTCTTGAAATATAAGCACTATCAACATCAAGTTGAGAAATGTACGCACTATCGCCTTTTAATCTAGAAATAAATGCAGAGTCAACATCAAGTTGACTAATATAACCACTATCAACATCAAGTCTTGAGATATATGCACTATCAACATCGAGTTGAGAAATGTATGCAGAATCAACCATCAAGCGACTAATATAACCACTATCAACATCAAGTTTTATAATATGCGCAGAGTCACCAGTGAGTCTTGAGATATAGCCAGAATCTACGTCTAACTTCCATACAAATGCTGAGTCACTAGTAAGTCTTGAAATATAGCCAGAATCTACATTAAGCTGACTAATAAATGCCGAGTCCGCTTTAAGTCCGTGTGTATATAAGAAATCAATGGCACGTTCTGAGTCAAGAAGTAAAAATTTATCACCAATCGCAACTCCAGGATTTCCTGCAGCTTGCATAAGAGTCATGAATTTTTCACCACCTACCGCAGCTACTCTACTTGCCATTTGAGGAACTACAAGCGAATCGACTGCTGGACCTACACCAACGAATAATGTTCCGCCTGCTACACTGTCATAATATGAATATGCAAGCTCGCCTAATGCTAAACTTGAAGGGGTGGCTAATTGGCCTGATCTCTTAATCTGGATTATAGATGCCATGAAATAAACAACCTATCTAAATGCTTTTATTATTTAATCTTATTTATATGTTTTTAGAAGGTATCTCCACCATCTATTATTTGCCCTTGATTTAAATGTTTTACAGCTGTCCACAATTCTGTTTCAGCATCAAATGCAATCATTGTTCCGCCTGGAATTTGTCCTGCCGGGGCAATCGCAGTATCGCTCACATCTCTAAGACTGTTTCTAATTTTAATTTCTTTAATAGCTGGAAGCGGTGTTCCAACTTTAATGTTTTTAACGATGGTACGATTTGATGTTATTTTAATTGCCATATCGTTACCTTACGTTGTTACTTGAGGTGATAGCGTTAACTTACCTTCAAGTATTCTTTCAACCACGCCTAAACCAGTATTGCTATCTGTTCCTTCTAACTCTACATCATATACATATCGCCCAGCTTTCATGCGGGTTGTTTGTATATTAGTTAATGATATTTGTAAAAGATTTTCTTGATTAGCTGGATTATAAGCAGTACATGAAAATAGTTCAGCTGAATCAGTGGAGTTATAACTCTTTTTGATTTTTCCACGCATAATGTAATAAGATCCAAATGACCCTGCATCAGAGTCCCAATTAATCAGGAGTTTTCTGCTACCATCTGGATTAAACAACTCAAGTTGAATTACGACATCGGCTCCCTGATCAATATTTAAGTCTTCATAATGTGCCATCCTCGACCCTCGTTTTAGTTTATACTATTTATAATATAAAAACAGATTGCGCGTCATCTATATTCATAAATTAAATCTTAATATTGCTATTTATACTATTTACATTTATAGCAAATTGTTGTATAATAAAGAGTAATCTTTAAACGGAGGGTAGTACCTAATTATTACTAAGAAATATATCAACTGGAACAGCTAATCTAAGATTAGCCTGATAAGTTTTTACCAAATGATATACATATCCAGGCATGATTATTACATCACCGGTATGAGGAGTATATTCGATAGGGTTAAACATTTCAGCTGTTTTTCCGAAATATCCTCGATTAGCATTTACTCTTGGATCATATGCTACTAATTCTCCGCCCTTATCTATTTCATCAGCAAGTACATAAAACACTGCAGCAAACTGAGCTCCTGAATGATTATGAATATTCATAGAGTATCCCTTTTGAGATCCTGTTAACCATGAACTAAAACTATGAGATATATCATTTAAATTACTATCAAATACTTCTTTAAAAAATTCCGTATATTTTTCTATAGCCAAATCTTTTAACAATGGAATTTTATCTGTGAGCGAACCACTATCGTATTCAGCTTGTGGTTTCATAATACTTGCATTAAGTAAAATCTCTTGAACTAATTCTTCGCATTGATTTAAAGTAATTTGAGTTTTAAATATTGGAGTTGACCAACAATCATTAATACCCAATTTCAACATCATAATATCCTTTTATATCACTAACCATGCCATGAATTATCATCAATGGCCAATCTATATTGTTAAGTATTCTATCGTATATTTCTTTACTACTATCATATGTTTGAAAATACGGATCGTTTCCAGCTAAAAGCATTGGATCATTTAATAGATCATAAAAGTCTTCGTTAAAATCTTTACTAATCCAATGTGCATAACATATTGCTACAGCATAACTTTTAGCTGGATATAGCCATTCATCTACTTTCTCATTAAAATGTCGAATAGCATTTTTAATAATGACTTCTTGATTATCATCAAAAACTATTTTTACTTTATTTAAATCGTCTGTATGGTCTTTATTTAGCCGATGATATACTTCTTGTTTAACTTGCCATTCTTTCATGATACCAATCCAATAATCCTCTATATCCGTTACAGCTATTATCTAAATCTTTGACATATCGATAATGCTCTGTTAAGCAGTTTCCAAAGTACGTGCAGGACGCACATATAGGACTTATCATTTCTTCTTTTTCTTTATTTGTCCAATCAATGTATTGTTCCCAAGAATCCAATTCAAGAAAGAATTCTTTATCTTCTTCATCAAATTCCAAGACACCAAACTTGCCATTAGGTGTGATATATACGTGATCATCTGAAAATGCATTATATCTTCCTTTCGTTGATTCTATAATTCTATCTTCATTTACAAATTCAAACTTCATAGTATCTTTTAACTTAAGCCACTTTATAACAAAATCTTCAAAGTCTTTGTGCGTCACATTATGGGCATTTGCTTGATTAATTGAATATGGTTTAATCTCAACAGACGTAATTGACGAACACATATTTAACATGTTAATCATTTCAGATACATCTTTTTCTAGCACCTTTGGAGATGCTAAAACTAAAACCGCAATAGGTACTGTACTCATTAACATATTTTGAAACACAAGTTCAGACTTTTCTCTTGCTTCAAAATCATATGATACAGAAAGATACACATCATCATCAAAGAAACCTGGATGCATCATAGAATAATTTGTGTTGATGCTAATTTCACCTGAATAATATTTTCTTATAACATCTTTAATGCCATAAAAATACGACTTTTTCATTGCACCAACTTCACCACCATATAGGTCAATATGTTCTATATCTGGTACTTGAGATAGCAACTCATCTAATTTATCAAATGAAATTTGTTTTTGATCTCCAAGTTGCTTAGTAGATAGGTAACAAAAATCACATCTAAAATTACAAAAATATGAAGGATTAATCGATACGATCATTACCTGTACGGAAAGGAAATATTCATTACTACTGCAAGTCTATCTTCTTCACCATAATAAGGAGTTACTTCATGCCATACATGAGCTGGAACAATAATTATTGTATTTTTTTCAGTCTCAATAGACATTTTAGATTTAGGTCTTGTTTTTATAACCTGATTAAATGCTGGGTCATGAAAAATTAATTTGCCGCCATCTTTGTCATTATCTACACAGTCTAAATAATAAACCGCGACCATTGAAGCACCACTATGACAATGTAAACCTTTATAATCGCCATTTCTCATAAAAGGCAATCTTCCAGTGGTCTGTTCCATACGTTCTAAAATTTCGGCATGTGTAATTGATTCATCATATTCATTAGCTAGTTTTAAAAATGACTTTGCAAAAAAATCGTGTAAATTTTTGATTTCATTATAATTTTTAATATTATCATCAGTAAACAATGGAATGTGCACACCATCATCTCCACCATCTTGATATGAAAGACCTGCCATAGCTAAATGATTTCTAAATATTGCCTGACATACCGAATTAAGTGTACTACTTTCTTCTTCATTAATATTATGTAACTCATGTAACATTTTTATTGGAAAAATAGTTTTTATCATGCGTATTCCCTCTCATACGGCGTCAACTGTCTATTGATGCTATTTATACTGATTATATCAGATGCTAAAGTTTTCATATGCTCACAATGATCTTCTACCATATTATGTTGTTTTAAATCTTTAATAGTTTTTTTACATCCATTACAAATTTCAAACATAGGGCAAGTATAGCACGCATTTTTCAAACTCATTAAATTTAAATCTGTCGCAAGCGGTGTTGAGAATCCACCATTCATTTCGTAATCAAAATCAATAGCCTTATCTAAATCATCACCAAACGCACCACAGGAATAGTAGTCACCTTCAGGCTGAAGCGTTCGAATACCAGAATCACATGTTCTTGATTGAGGGCATATAGTAGATTCTCCTCTCAATCGTACCATCATTTGCTGAGTATTATGTTCCCAATCGCTTAAACCAGCTTTCCATATTTCGACATAACGTTCATATATTTTTGATAATTGATATGGAGCTGATTGTGATCCTGATGCCATTGCATAATTCACTTTACATATTACATCCATCTTCTTTGCGAGTTCAACGGTTTTAATATGAGTATCTTCGTTCTCTTCAACGATTACAGCTATGAAGGATGGTCTATATCCAACATGTTCTAACATCGCATCTGAACATCTCCAGAAATCTTCTTCTGTAAACTCACTATAATCGCCCTTTAATCTTCCACCACCATATTGAAATGACGTAGCCACACCTACCCTCGGATGGTTGAATAGTTCTTTCCATTTTAGTGGCTTGGTAAGAAACGGGTATAAATTTGTTGTAAGTGATATAGACGCTGGCATATCATGCTTATCAAGAAACTCTATAATTTTCCAATAATAATTTGGCTTCATCATTAATGGATCACCACCATTAACAATAATTGTTTGTGTATCTGGAAAACGTTTTAAAAACTTAAATATCTTATTTAAATCAAGAGTGGCTGTATTATCTTCGAACGTAATTTTAGATGATGAACAAAACGAACATTTGAAATTACATAGTTCGGTTGGTTTAACAATTAAGTCCATGGAGAATCGCTAACATTAAACCCAAAATTCATAGTGATTCTGTGCATATCAGGATCTCTAAAGTGTTCAACTCTGTGTTCAAACTGTTTATCTTGGCTTCCTACTACCACATCATATTTTTGAGGTAAATGAAATGCCGTGATTCTATTATTTTGTGATATATTCCTAAACATAATCTCGCCGCCAGCATCATTATCCATATCAGTAAAATATAGAAGAAACATTATATTTGCGCCTTCACAAAAATCATTATGCCAATGACATGAAGTTTGTTCGGTGCCATTCCAACAATGATAATAAATCAAATCTTGTTTTTCTGAATATGGTTTTAAATAATGATTAAAAAGATAATCAGCAGTCATTAGCATTTTCTTTCGCATACCCAATATATAATAATTTAAAGGAAATCGATAATCTTTTCTATTACCAATACCTCTAAGCCATTTTATATTAGGAATAGTATTTTCTAAATATTGAAACGCTAAGACGTTATTTTCTGTATAAAACCCATCATCCATTTTCCAACCATTTTTCACAGCATTTTTACCTTTTGTCTAAAACCATATGACAGATCATCTTCACCATCACGTTTTGGTTTAAATCCCTTTGTTTTTTTAACATAATTAAACGTTTCTTTAAAAACACATTCTTCCATATCATTGTGATCACCTGGCATATCCGCTTTTACAAAACATGTAAATGGACAGTTTTCATAATATTCGCACTCAAAACAATTATATTTTTTTAAAAACTTTTCTACTATCTCTCCTGTTTCAAAAGGTGTTTCACCAGTTTTTTTATCTCGTTGATACGCTACACCACAACATCCACCAGGCGAAGAACCGTCAGGCTGAATAGTTATTGAATTACCTCTTGTACACATCATTGCACCAGTCTGATTCAACGGATCATGAAACGCGTCCATGTTTTCGCATTCAGGATAGTTATCTATCAAATATTTATTGAATGCTAATAACTCGCTATCTTTAGGAATTAATTTTGCATCTGTTTTAATCAGTGGCGATGGCATATAAGCATCAAAATCAACCGGAAAGTTTTTATACAAATAATCAAAAGTGCTTTTATCATTGCTCTTTATAATCGTCTGTACATTTTGGCTAGTAGTAACAATTGAAACATTTCTAATATAATCCTTAAAAGTCTCTACATTCTCTAAGAATATTTCCTGTTGACCTTTATTGAAACGTCCTCTTGGATCATAAGATGTTGAAAGTTTTATATCGTGTTTTTTACAAAAGTCCATGACTTTACTAGAGTTCTTTTTATCAAACATAAAATTAGTAAGATAATTGAAATAAATTCTTTTGTCACCAATGTTAATCTTGGATCTGACTAAATCCATAAATTCGTCATATACGTCTAAAAAGCCTTTTTCAATCCATAGATCTTCAAATAATTCTCCACCTAATAAATGTAATTTATAGTCTTTTGATCTTGGTGAATTGTTAATGAATTTAGCAACAGTATCGCTTTTTGCTAAAATTTCTTCTCGAGTAGCTCCGACCATTGAGTTATGATCTTGTGGACAGAATACACATTTTAAATTACAATGTTCAAAGAATATTATAACAAGCTCACTTGATCGAGTGATCTTGCTTCCTAAAATTTTGTATATATCAAAATCAAGTGGAGCTGGATTAATAGGTGCTATAGACATTCTTTACTTACCTCTGACATAATTATATGTCTATTTTTTTCTATAAATTTATTTATAGTATTTGCTCTAAACTCTTGATTTAAAACTTTAATGCTTTTTGGTTGAGAATTTGGATTAAATATATCTCTTATTTCAGAATATATATCATCCCAACTATCTAATTTACTTATAGCTTCATATGCTTTTTTAGTAAAGACAGACGGTGATACACTATTTTCAAGCATAGGATAAAAGTGTTGCAATAAATAATTTCCAGCACTATTCATAAACCACATTTCATGCATTTCTTCAATTGTAAACGAAAAGCACGATGATATAGTTTTAAAATATGATTTCTTATTTTTGTATAAATTATTCCAACTATCTATTCCTTGTTCATCTGCAATATCAGTGTAAACTTCAACTGTTCGAATATCATATTTAATTTTATATTCCTGAGAATTAAGAGCTGAATCAGGAAGAAACATATAATCGTGTCTGTAAGAACCAAACGATTTGAAATTCCAGATATATTCCATTTCATTATAAAAATCATCTATCGTAGAACCCGGCATTGCAAGTATCATTTCTAAATTAGGTATTGGAAACCCATGCTTTGAACATTGTTCATTAATGTGTTTGCTTAATTCCAATTTATCTTCTGTATTTAAATCAACTCTTTCAGCTATTTTCATTGCAATGTCAGAACTGCTTTGAATAGATACCGATGGAACTATTGATATATTAGCCATCTCACTCCACATGTTTTTCCCGTTTTTCATATTTGGAGAAGCATAATTTGTTCCAACAATTTCAAAATACTTATCAATCAATTTTTTTCTTCTACTTAAATCTTTAGATTTCATAGTAGAAATATCGGTTAAATTAAAACCGTTTGTCCAAGCATATTCAAAAATTTCAAAGTCTCTTTCAAAAAAAGCTCCAAAGTTTGCATCATTTAAATATGCAGATCTATAACCGGCTTTCAACATAGCAGTAATATCACGTTTCACTATATCTAATGATTTCTTATAAATCTTTGTATTAATGCCACCACCCCATTCACAAAATACACACTTATAAGGACAGCCTCTCGTTGTCTCTAAAACAATAAATGGTTCCATTTTATACTTGCGGGCATACTCAAGTAATTTTGTAAGATATTCTAAATGATCTTCGTATACCGAATAGTCTTCTTTTGATATATCATGTATGACTTTTACGTCTGACCTTAATTCCCATGGAATACTTGTTGGATCGATTTTGTTTTCAATAAACTGATCTATAAGTTCAGCCATAAATGGTTCACCTGGTTTAGTAGGTCTACAAATTAAATCATACTGAGGACGAGAGGCTAATAGTTCAGGTTCATTAGTTCCTATATGTGGACCACCCAAAACCAATATTTTTTCTGGATATTCATTTTTAATTTTATTAGAAATTTCATCACATATCATATAATTCCAAGTATATGAAGAAAACATAATTACATCTGCTGCAATTATTTCATCTACTACTTCATTATACGATTTATAGCTATTCCATTTATATGGTGATTCTAACCATTGCACTTTTTCGCTATATTTTCCATACCGTGCATAATAACTTTGCATCAATAAAAATGTAAAATTATTTGCTAATGACCAGTCAGCGTGAGGAGGATTGACAAATGATATAATCATATTTCATTCTATACATTATAAATTAAAAAATATTTAGACTGTCACATATTTAGCAATAACAGTTTTATCAGAAATAGAGTTAGCGTGTAGCAGTGAATGAACTAAATAATGATTTACTGTTTCAAGCTCTAAAGCAAAGAATTTTTCAGGTTCTTTGTCATATGATGATTCAATTAAGATAAGTCTATCCAACAACTCATCTGTTAATTCAGTAGTAATTGCTGGTAAGAATTCTAATATGCTATCATCTCTTAAAGTAAAATCAGACCATTGACTTTCTATAATAGCTACAAACTCTTTAATAGTATTGAGATCTGAATCAGAAATGTTTTCAAATATTATATTATCACTACTAGAAGCACCACTTAAATATTTTATCGACCACATATCATCTTTAATAAACACTTGAGCAAATTTAGAAGTATCTGTAAAAATGTCATTAATATTATTTAATGTATAAGTTTTGTCTAAACTTAATTTATCAGCAAAAGGTTTAGTTAAGAAATGTTGGAAAAATACTTCTTTTAATTCGTAAAGATATTGTTCAAACACCTTTTTCAGCAAAGGTCTGACTGCGCTTTTTAACTCGGCTTTTGAAGATTTGTTATTGAGATAATTTGCTAGTAGATGTTCAACACTTATTGTATTTTTATATTTTGTCATAAAAGCTTTTTTCTTAGCTGCAGATGGAGCTTTAACGCTGTCATAAATGGTCTTGAAATTTTCTACTTTTAAAATTTCACCAGCTCCTAATTTTGCGTTGTTGCTTGAAAATCTGCCTCTAAAAAATGTATTGAATTTAAAAGCATGTGCTCTTACTAATGATTCGACTGAATCAGCTGTAGGAGTTTTTAAAATAAATTTATACCACGTAGACATAATAAATTGCAATGCTGCATTGTCACAATAAACGACGATTCTTTTATTTGTAGCATCACATTTAGTAGCTAATTGATCAAAAAGAGTTGAAGCATCTTTAAACGTTTTATCTTTTCCTAAAATATCATCCCATTCAAGTCCATATGCGATAAGTTGACCAGATAAGATTTTTTGGAGATCTTCTAAAAGATTAAAACCGTTATTCTGCGATACAACAATACGATCAAATTTTGGATCGATGATATTATCTGTTGTTACATAAATTTTCTTAAACAGATGTATCATAACTGTTCTCCTGTGGCGATTGCGCTTGTTAGTAAAAACATTGGGTTATTAACATTTGCCCAATAGCTAAATAAATTATTTCCTTTAAACATATACTCATTAAAGTATGATTTATAATATGTTTTATGATGTTCAATTACATTAGCATAAAACAGATAGAATCTTTCATGCTTAAGTAAGCTTACAAAATTTATTCCGGTCAAATCTTTGGTATCATCTTTTGGAAATGCTTTGACATAATCTTTTAATTCATCTGATTCAACAGTATAAAGATTATATAATGAAAGAGAATCTAATTTTTTAGTCCACGTTGTAAGTATATCAACATTATCATCTATAAAGTTTTTTTCTGTTAGCTCTACTATACCTTTCATTTGAAGTAACAAATTAATTACTCTTTCTTCAAGAGTTGGTACATTTATAATAAAATTAGCTAAAAGATATTCTTTAGTCATATGATCAAAGTCTTCTTGACTATCAAATCCAATATCACACGGCAGTTCTAAATTGCTAAGATACGTTAATAGCTTTGTTCCTTGTAATTGAGAATTTTGGTAATCAACCATATAAAAAGTTTGATCATCTTCAAAATACAATTTTAGATCTTCAATACTGAACGGCGCAGTAACATCAATAACTTTCATCGTCTTCCTCGCGAACCATGACAGCTGCTATGACAACTGCTGTGACAAATATTAATAGTTACAGTAATAGTATTAGATACTAACGAATTAAATCTTGTTTGTAAATCAGTAAATTTAGCTTCTAATCCAGTAGCAGTAATTTGTGTTCCAGATGATAACGTAACACCAGCTGCAGATAAAGATTGCACATAACTACTGCTTAGATAAGCTTTTTGTGTTTGATTAAAAATTAAGCCTGGGGTTTGGTATGTACCTATATTACTTGTTTCACCTGTTACGTTTCGCCTTGCATTTAAATTTCTAATTTGACTATATGCCGCGGTTTCATTTTCAATTGCGGTATTAATAGTAGCAGCATTAATTGGATTTCCGGCTATAGTAGATCCGCTAATTCCAATGCTTCTCCCAGCAGTCGTTCCACCAAAATAGCTTGTAGAAAATCCACTGAACGGAACAGAGTTGGTACCCCAAACAATCCCAGAATTTGCACTTGCTGGAGCAAAATCCGCAAATCTATCTATTATATTCTGTGCTGTAATTGGACTTGTTAATGTAGCCATTTCATTCTTCTTTCGTTATATAGGTGTATTTATACATGTTTTGCTAGTTCTATCATTAAACTTTTAGGAGCTCCGCAAATATCGCCATCCCATCCTAGTTGATGACAATCTCCTCCGCAAAATCTAGAAACAGGACATTCTAAACAAAGAGGATTTCTCATTTTTTCTTCTAATATAGTTCTTATTCTTTTAGGACTTTTTAGTAATATATCGATAGAATCATCTAGACTTCCAAAGGCTTGTTCAGGAGCGCTATTTGGACATCCTGCGATAGTTCCATCACCATTTATTGTAAATAGTTTTTGCTCACAATCTCTACAAAATGTTCCGCATGTAGTCATAGTCTTTTCAAACTTAGCATAGACATTTTCTAAAAAGTCATTTTCAAACCAATCTCGTGCTCCATGCTCTTCACTTTGAATATGCATTTTTAAAAAATATGAATCGAGTTCTGCATTGCTTGGAAAGATTTCTGATGCTTTTCTTGCACTACCATTATTAGTTAATCTTTCAAGAGAAACTTCTTGAACACCTAATCTCCTACACCATCTTAATAGCGTTATAGGATCTTTAGCAAGAGTATCTTTAGTGAGACTAATAAACAGGCGAATAGTTACTCCTTCAGCAAGCAATGTTTTTACATTTTTATGCCAAAGATTATATTGGGTATTATTTTCAAATCGTATCTTACGATCCCAAGATGTACCTAATCTATTACCGAGCGGCCCTTTAATAAATTCTTTATGTTCATCTTTTAATTTAAATACTAGATTAGTTGTTGCACCCCAAGACATCTGATCCCATAGACCATCGCATGCGTCGTATACCTTTCGCATTTGGCCAACCGGTACAAGAAACGGTTCACCACCATGAAATTCCATATGTATAGAATCTTGTGTTGCAGGTTTTTCTTTTCTAAATCTATGAATCCAGTCAACTAGCTTATCAGTATTCCAATAAATCTTTTGACCGCTTCTTCCGCTCGTAAAACAATGCGCACAATTAAGCTGACATGTTTCTGTTGTTTTGAGATACATCAGCCAGTTCATTATTAATTTTATCCTCTGTATAATTTTCTAAACCAAAGCTCAGTGTCAATGCTTCATCTTTATTTAATGCTTGATGAGGAGTATTGGCTGGTATATGTATATATTCTCCTGGACTAATAGTCACTGGCTTATCATTAATTATTAAAGACTTAGATCCTTCACAACAATATATAATAACATCATCTGGGTCGGTATGCATATCAAAAGAATAAGACCCAGCCACCGCAAAAAATAAATGACACGTAACGTGTGGTTTATGTTCCCAATCAGTTTTTACTTTCCAGCAATATTCGTATATTGCTGAATTAAAATTTTCCATACGTTCAATTTTTATAGAATGGTTTTGTTTTTGTGCTTTGCACAAATCACTAAAGCTAGTAATTAGTTGTTCACGACCCTGTTCATCTATAGCATAAACCATGTTTTGTTCATACATATGATTTGCAGTAAGTGCAGATATGAGTTGAGATTTATTAATCATAATTTAATTATATACTATTTTTAATTAAATGTAAACAGTTATTTACACTTTTAATACACATTCTATTAATTTTTCTTCAACTGCAGTAGACGATTCTAAAGCAATACCTATTATTCCGGTCATACCACCGGTTGCAAAGCCATTAAACTCTTTACCTGCGCATCCATTATGGTGAGCATATACAGGATCACCTTTATTAACAGCTCCAACTATTCTAACTGGAACACGTCCCTTAAGAGCAAGTGCTTGTCCATCTATATCTGCGTTCATTAAATATGCGGGATCAGCTGAAACCACACCCATTGGAATTCCATTTGCAGTACATGCTACTGTTTCTTCAGTTTCGTTTGATGATATCATCATTACTGTTCCAACTGGATGCTCTTCGCTTGTAGTATATTTTTCTGCAAGGTCAGCATAATTTGCAGACGTTGCATTACCAGCAAAAGTTCCTGCGGTCAATGTATGTGATGATGGATTATATAGTAAATGATCGTTATCTGTATCAATATATGGTCGCTGGTAACCTGCGCCGTTATTATCACTAAACAATATTTGATAATTTACGTCATCATTTTTTTCATCTACATTAATATTATCGGCATTAGTAGCCAGTGTTACATCACCACTCGCAAGAGTAACTACTCCAGCATTAGTAATTGTAGCATCTCCACTTAACGTGGCCGCAGTAAAACCAGAGCCATTACCAATTAAAATTTGTGCATCTCCTACAGCAACATCTGATGGTACACCTCCAGTAGCTGCATTTCTAACTTTAATTGTACTAGCTGCCATATTACTTAGTTTTGCATTTGTTACATTACCATCTAATATTTTAACAGTAGTGACGGCATTATCTGCAATTTGTCCAGTTGCTACTTGAGCTGCTACCACATCACCAGCAACTCTTCCAACTACCGTATTTACTGGCACAGCAAAACTTACGAGATCTCCTGCAGCTCGAGCAACAACACTATTAGTAGAAATCGATAAGTCATCAATATTTGCAGTACCTACTTTTGCAAGAAGAGTGTTATCACCTAATGCTAAGTCAGTTGGATTTTCAGCGCCTGCCGTAGCATTTACCTTAACTGTATTAGCTGCCATATTGTTTAGTTTTGCATTCGTCACCACATCTGGTTGGATTGTAACAACACCAGCATTTGTCATAAGAACATCTTGAGATAAAGCAGCAGATGTAAAACCAGTTCCATCACCAATTAAAATTTGCTCATCAACAACAGCTTTATTTGACGATGCTCCAGCTGTATTTGCATCTCTTACTTTAACTGTATTTGCTGGCATATCTTCTAACATAAGACCATCAGCTTCTTGAGTTAATCCATGACCACCTGCAACATTAAATACACCAGATGAATCATCTATAGTAGATTTACTTATACCAAGTCCTGCAGCGTAATTTGTAGTCGGAGGAATAGCCCAAGTAAATGTTCCATCTCCATCAGATCTTAAAAACTGATATTGAACACCTCCACTAAGGAGAGAATATCCGCCCATACCGTTAACAGCTAAGTGATGAGAAGTAATAACATCTGAATCAATATTACGGCCAGAGATCGCATGCGTATCTATATGATATTCTTTAAGTTGGTTTGAATCTATCCATGCCATATCATGTAAGTGGTTCATCGCTGATACATAACTAGAATCATGACCAGTAAAACCAGGAGATCCTGTTTGGCCACTACCGGTAGTCAGCGCATCTAAGTCTCCTCCTTGTTCACCAATGAGGTTGGTCTTCTGTCTCCAACTATTAATTGTATCAGTTAGATTTACGATTACCTGTCTAGCCATTTGATTCTACCATTTTTTCTGTTAATTGCGCTAACATTTTTTTTATTTCACTTACATCATTTTTTAATTCAACAAGTTCTTTTTCTTTAGCAGCGTCTAATTTCTTTTTCATTCTAGCCATATTTATAGCATCGTTATCAATATTTAATATTGCTCCACTAGCTAAATCTTTAACTAAATTAGGATGACCATTTACTTTTACACAATTAATATTACTTCTCAATTTTAAACTCCTAACGCTATAACTCTTAAATCTTTAACTGTAGGAACCTTTGAACTGTTATTAGCAAAAAATACAATTTTAATTTGGAATGTAGTAAAGGCTGGAATAGACCCTCCAACGCCGCCAATTAAATAGCGATATTCTTTATAAGAATAGATATTATCTGAAGTAGAAACAGGTGCTTCAAGTTCAGCTATTGTCCAGTCAATATCAGTTAGTATTGTATCTTCTGTACCAGTTTTATAATATACATCAAATAACGAGCCTGTAGGTCTGTTACCAGCTAATAAAACTTTTAATCCTACTGCAGTATTTGTTAATGTCACTGGCTTTGTAATATGTTTAGCAAGAGCACTTCCACTAAACGGAGTAGTTTCTGCAGCATAATCAAAGATCACATTATGACCAGAAGTAGCTGATGCTGCTGGTCTATCTATTTCATTTTTAGTAAGTACTAATGAACATCTTTGCAAATCAATAATAGGCGAAACAAAAGAGCTAGTTGTACTCATTGAGAGTCTTAAAGAACCAGTATTAACTCCACCTAATCCGCCAGCACCTGTTGCAGTATCTTCTTTTACTGCATTTGCTACCATTATCGGAGTCTCAAAATAATTTTTCTGATTAAGCGCAATATCGGTATATCCTCCTGCTGGCGCAACATATGGAGTTTCTAACGCAACATTCGAATATCCGGAATACAAGCTTGCTTTTGGAATTATACTTGTATTAGGAGGATCAAGAGTTTGAACAATAGGATATAAAGTATTTCCTTGAATATTTTTAGTTGCAAATATTTCACTTCCACCGCCTTGAGCTGCTGAAGTCGCTGATCCTGCAGCTAATGTAATTTTATAGCCTGTAGGATCAATATGGGTTATTGTATGAGTAGTGTTAAGTTGAGAAGCTGTAACGCCTCCAACCGCAGTTGCTCCAGTAATAGCAACTTTATCTCCAACAAATAAATTATGATTCTTATGGAAAACTCTTATTGAAGTTGGAGCTGAAGTATTTGTTAAAATAGGATTAAGACCTAATTGAGCAAGTGGTAAATCTGCTGTATTAAGTTGAGCAACTGCTTGTATATTAGTAGCAAAATCAGCTCTATATAATGTAAATTTCATATCCTGTTCTTGAGAAGCTTCCCAAGTTGTACTGTTTTGTGACTTAAAGAAAGATCCTAAGAATGGCTGTTTTGTAATTCTTCTTGAAGTAGATCCTAATTCCCAGTCACCCATAAATGATGTCCATAATAAATAATCTGTATTGTCGCATATACAAACAATTGCGTATTCTGTTCTACCAGATAAGTAGATTGGTTCATCAAAGGTAAATGTTGTTGAAAGACTTGCGTCATTAGAAATTGCAACATCACCAGGTGCTAAATATTTTCTAGATCCTGGTACAATTGTATTTGATGCTGGATAACCATTTACAAGAGGTCTTAATTCAATCCATACTGGTAGCGTAGCATGTTTTGTTTTAAAATATAAATCAACTTTAGTTACAAATATACCTTCGTCTTGAGGAACACGAAACGATTGCGCTAAAGGATCAGGGGCCTCGCTCCGATCGATCCGTGGCACAGGTTGCAATCTAGATCCAGTTACTACTCTACTAGTACTTGAAACTCTATTTCCAACTACTGTAAGATGTCGAGTAGATAATATTTCTTCTTGCCAAGTCTGTAGAGCACCTGAAGCGTTATATGATGCTACTGCTCGTGATCCTGGCAAACCACCGTTGTTCGCTGTTTCTGTAACGTCAAGTAACATAAAATTAGCGTTACCAGTTCTAAATTTAGTTGTACTATTATTAGGAATAAAAAAAGATCCTGCGACACTACCCTTTGCATCTGTAAGTAATGCGCCACTTCCATCTGGATGTGTTGTAAAATTATTTGGCGATTCATATTCAACTCTTGAGGAATTAATTCTATCAAAGTTTCCAGTACTTCTAACAAAATCATCCATTTTAACGTTATTTAAGTATGCAAAATGATATGCATTTGGCCGCAACCCAATAGCTTCAAAACTAACTTTTCTACTTCTCATGAATGGTATAACTGCTACATCAATAATTTTAGAACCCAAAGAAGTTCGAATAGTTTCAGAAGCCACTACTCTATTTACAATTGAACTTGTAGTTTGGTCAAATCCCCAAACTGTTAATCTTCCACTGGTCTGAGAGAATGCTCGACTAGATGTCGTTGTAGCTGATGCTACTGTAGTTTCATCCCCTACTTCCATTCCTTCAATGTCGTTACCTAACCAACCCCACTCTGATTGATCAAAAAGAAGCGCTTGATTGAGATTTAATCTTGTTCCACCGTCAATCACTTTTGCAGCAGCAATTTGATCAACTTTCCATTCATCTGACTGAGGAGATAACGTCATTGATCCACTATAAATGGAAATCATATATGGATTAACATTTTCTGTACGTGATACAACTGATTGTGTAATATATGCAACTTCAGTATGTTTAATATAAATGTTATCTCCTTTTAAAACGGTGTCTGGTGTATCTACTCCGCTTACAGTCCTCGAAGAAGAAGTTGCTGCATCGTAAATAAGCCCTACATTATATTCAGTAAAAGGTGGATGTAAAGTCATAGTTTTTGGATCAATAGAAGCTTTATATTCAACTGAATTAACATTAGCGTGAAAAAGATCTTTAAAATTATCTACAAGAAATCCAGATTTAGTTCTATTATTACCTGAAGCATCAATAACTTCCAACGCATTAGTATCTAGTTCTAATAAACTAAGAGCTACAGTTTCTTCTAATAAATCTACTCGCTTATCGATTTTACCAATATCTTTCATGGTATAACCTTTATTTTCAATAAATTTAACGACCATGTCAGAAGGAGAAATTGTACCACCGTTAAGTGACGATCTATATAATTCTAAAGATTTAGGTGGTTGAGATGGTAATACTGGATTATCTGCTGGTGTTCCTTCTAAGTTTTCTAAAATACCTTCAGAATTTATAATGATTCTATCTTGTCTTGGAAGATAATGCTCAATTCTCACGTCTATAAGTGTATCATTTTGAGGTAATTCATTAACTACACCACCAGTCGCTCCTCCAGTATCATTAAATACTGAACCGCCAGGTGCTATAGCTGATCTGAAGTCCATTACGTCTCTGAGTTGAACTACTGTTCCATCTCTCATGATATATTCTGGAATATCACCATATCCAGCCGGAAGACCTGGATAAGATCCTACTGCAAAACATACACCGGCTCCATGTTGATAATATGTAAATTCTACATAAACATTACCAGTAAGACCGCTCGTAGATTTTCTTATTAATTTTCCTAGTCCGTAGAATCCGTCTCGTTGTCCGTTATCGACTACAAACTGATCACTTACATCAGGACCACTTGATGATCCTTCTTTAATCATTGTTACTGCAATAATATCGTTTTGATCAAGATCTACAGTTCCAATACCACCGCTAACAACAATAGCAATAGTTTCTTGTTGATTAGTTGAAACCGTTTTTGATCTTACAGAAATGTTACTTGATTTTTTAACATATGCCAATACTTCAACAGCATTAGTAGCATGTGGTAAGCCAGTAATTTGAATAGTCTGACTACCCGGAGACCCTATTGTTGCAGCAGTAGTGACTGTACCTCCTTGCATTATAATCCAATCACCAGTATTATCAAATATTTCTCCAGATAAACCAGTAAGTGTTATAGAATTACTTGAAGGAGTTCCTGTAAATTTACGCATTACAGTCATATTAACAATTGCAATATCTTTTGGTCTTTTATAAGGAACTTCAAAGAATAAATTATTATCATTTGCTTCTTTAAGAACTGCTCCAGCAGGGCTTCCTTCTAATACTAATGTTGAATAAACACTTGTACTAGTACCAATTTTAACTGCATCTCTAAAGCTATTTGTACCTGTCATTACTACATCAAATATAAAGACTCTAAAGTTCGAACCAAATGCTGCTGGTGCATCTACATGGCGTACTCTACAAGTTCCTAACACTGAATTATCAGCTTTGTAAATATTAACTGCTGGAAATGTAGTTTTTTGATTACCACTTGGTGAATCCATAGGTAATGCGCCAACAAATGCCGATACAATTACATAACTTCCGTATTCTGCAGGAATAGAACTAATATCGCCAGTCGAAGTATTACCAGCAAAGGTAGTTGCTTTATTAACCGAAATCTGTGTTCGAGTTGGTAGATTAATTCTATGACCATTTACATATGCTTTACCCGGACTTAATTCTGCTTCTAAGGTTGTACTACTACCAGAATCGTATGTCAAATAAAATGGATCTACAACATAATTACCAGATTCTTCAGATGTTCTTTGAGCGATTAGATCATTAATTTTATTATATTGATTAAATCCTGTTGCTTGTTCTACTATAACTGAATTAATAATATTAGCAATATACATAAATGTAGTTAAGCCAGGATTAGCCGGTTTAACTACAAGTGTTAAAGTTATTCTATAACGGTCAGCACCAGGTGCTGCAATATTTGGAAATTGTCCTTGATTGTCAAATAACGCATCATTATCAGATGCGGTGACTACATCCTGAACTACATTAAATCCTACCTGCCCTGTAAAATCATTGCTATATTTTGAAACAATTATTGATTGAGATGTAGCAAAACAAAAATGACCTTGCGTAAAATAATCACCTGATGCGACTGATAGTCGTACACCTTGACCGTACGATGGATTTGATTCAGTATGATTAGCTTTAATTTTATACGATTCACTGCCGTTATCTATTTGAATCGTTTCATCTGGCAAAAATCTTAAGGTAGAGATTCCAGCGGTCTGCGATCCACCACTTCGATACATAATATAAAGTGTAGGAGGATTTTCAGCTGTTCCATCCCCGTCTTCAACACAGATAATCTCAGCACTAATACCAGAAGTTAATCCGTTAAAAATAGCTCCAGGCACAGCTAGTGTGTTTGCTGCAAATGCAGTAGTAGGAGCTTGCAAAATGCCTGGCTGCAATTTAACAAATTGAATATTAGCGTTTAAACTAATTCCACCTGGATTAACCATCGCTCCTTCTTTAAAGATATTTCGACCAAACCGCTCCATATCTTTTTGAATAATAGTTTGGGATTGAGTTAATTCTCTTGCTTGTAGCGCTCTACGCGGATTAAAAAGAATTCTTTTGTACCCAGCGCTATCGGAAAAATCATCCTTATAGGTAGAATTCATCAAGTTTTCTGAGAAGCTTATTGGCATGTTATTACTCTACTCTTATAATTGGATTATTACTTTAATATCTTCGGACTGATTTGCAGTACGAGAAACTGCTACTCGATTATCTAAATATAAAACTTCACCAGATAATCTGTCCACTTCACCTGGATTATCATGTGTTTCAATAACACCTTCACCGTTTCCATTTGTTTCTGCAATAGTTTCACCAGTTTGAAATTGTTTAAAACCAGTTTCAGGAGACTGATGGTAAAATAATCTTGATCCTAAAGTTACACTTGAATCTACATTATCTATATAAGCTTTAGCTCCACTACTTACACCTTCAATAATTTTATCTTTATTAAATGCAATAGTATAACTTGATAATTTAATATTTCTAGATGCTATACCAGTAAGAGCAAAAAAGTCACCTGCAGAATCTCCGGCGCTTGGATTTTTTAAAAGACCTATTTGTCTAAAGTCTTGAGATAAAATAAAATCATCATCAATATCTAAAATTTTGCTTCTAAACATTAAAGCATTTGCTTTTAAATCTTTCCTTGCATCTCTGCCAAATCCTGGCGTTGGCCCGATGATAGGTCTTGCTTGAGCGCTGTCACCGCCAGATCCATCTGGAGAAATTGTAACAGCAGCGAAATCATAGCTATCTAAATAGCTTAATGTATTTCCAGAAGTAGGATTAGTATTAATAGCAGTAATTGTTCCGGCATTTGAATCTATAACTGCAGTTACAAAATTTGTAGCAGAATCACCGAACGATAACGTTCCATTCCCACGAATAACGACATTTGGCAAAGCTCCAGTAGTTCCATATCCATTGCCACCGTTTGTCATTACGAATGAAGTAATTCTACCTGGCTTAGCATTTTGTTGAATTTCCCACTGCTTAATTTCAATTCCTGTTGAGTTTGAATCTGGAGCTGTTTCTTGAATATGAACAGGCATATACTGAGATGACAAAAAGAAATTAGCTTTTAGAGCACTAACAGTATAAAGAAACTTCCATACATAACCATCTGATGTCGAGAACGGATCAACGTTTTCGTTTCCACTTGGTTTCACAAGAGATGGTTGCACAACTCCTTGTTTATTTCTGCCAGTCCGTAAACAAATATATACTCCGTAATTATCTGTTAAAACATAATACCTAGTTCCAACACTTAAACTACCTTGTCTTCTATCATCCCATTGAGGGTAAACTGTTCCGTATGCCCAATCTTGTCTTGGTACAACGAAACTAGCAGCTTCTACTTTTTTTACGGATTGCAACCGTTCTTTAAAATCTATTATATCAAATTTGGCATTAATCGGAGTAGTAGCTGCATCATTACTATCCCAAATTTCAGATCTTCCAACACCAATATAATATTCTGTGCCTGAGGTATTATAATCGCCCAGTAAAGCGCTTAAGATGTTAAATTTTAAATCATCAGTGACGATAGCTGTCATATTTCTTTCCTAACTTAATATGTACTCAAATTGTAATAGTAAAAATATTAATATTTGTTAACTATATTTATATACTTTTTTTAACTTATCCTACAATATCAGAATCATATAGCGGATAAAGTTGAGTCATATCTGAATCAGCTTCAAAGAACGCTGCGCCTTGTTCTGCATATGCAAGAGATGTAGTAATAATAGATGGATACGGCTTTGTCATATACGATGGATTATCTCCAGTGCCTACATAGAAGGATGGATATGTGCCATGATAACCATAAGAATCGATACCATTTCCAAGAGAAAGCGTTGGGTTGCTATCACTTCGAATAAACGATGCGCTATCTGCTGTAGTATTCCAAATTTCTCTTGTTTGTGCTGCCCAAGCATAAGTAGTAGGATACGCAGCCTCGAGCTCAGTGATAGTTCTATTAAGATATATATTATTTCTTAATGGTTGTGTATGTAATCTAAGATTATAAACATTTCCATTAAAAGTTTCTGATGTAAGTGAAGTAATATCTAATTCTTGGAAAGTCTGAGCTGTTAGTCTTGAACCAAGTGAATCATAAAAATAATTTTCAGATATTGAAGCTTCACCATGAACAGCGAATGGTTGTATATCAAATATTTTAGCAGTTACACCAGAAATAATTGAATTGGTTGCTGGCTCTTGTATTACTATTTCAGCGCCTAAGAAAAATCCGGCTGGATGTACAAACTTTTTATATAATTCTTCCCAACTAGGCATACCAACATCTGTTCTAATTAGATGAGATAGCAATTGATAAATTTTTCCATCTTGTAATACTTTTTGAGCATCAACTCCAATTGGAGAAGAGGAATCATTAAGATAAAATAAATCGTTTTTAGGATAATGAACAACTGCATCTGTAGCAAAAAAAGCTCTAAAGAAACCTTCAGCCGAATATTTAGATCCTTTTACTCTATAAAACTTTGCAAAATTACGAATAATTTCTCTTGGTACTTTTGGAAACTTTAAAACACCAGTTGATAATGCAAATTCATTTAACATTAAATCTAACTGTTCTAAAGAATTATCTTCAACATCTCTACACGTATAAACATCTTTTACTAAAGATCCAAAACTTTTAGCATCTAAAAATTCGTAGTAGTATTCTAAAAATAATATGATACTTGGATATTCATCAACAAAATATTGAGGCAGAACTTCTTTAACTGAGCTCTTATGCATCTCTATCGGTAATCGATTAAAATCTCTTAATGTATGCTCTAAACCTTTTACCATTCTCTTAGTAACCTAACACTATATTAGTATCTTGATAATCGATATTAACACCAACTGTTAGATTATTTTCAGATACACTTAATACGTAATTTCTAAGAGGTTTAATTACTGTTTGATCTTGAGGAATAGCTTTAATTTTGACAGAACCTGATCCATCTATAATGGCTCTTGGTGCAAATCCGTTTAACTGGACTAAACCGCTTTGCGGAAAATATGTTCCTAAAGTATCTACTATTACCGAACTATTTGCATCAACAATTTGAAGTACAGTAGTACCTAGTTGATTTCTTATTCTCGCAATAATGTTATTATCACCATACGTAAATGTGCTTGATTCAATACTATATCTATCCTCAGATGGATTTTCCAGTCGCACCGGAAAATATAATTTATACGAATCTTCTAAATTGAGTGTTGGCTGAAAGCTTATTTGAAGTTTAACATTCATACTAGAAGAAAGAACAGATGGGTCATAAGCATCGATCTTTGTTAACAATGATGATCTTCTAAAAGTTTTACCAAATCCAGCTAATAGTGTATCAAAATGTGTTTTAATAAGATTTTTTGTTCTAGCTTCGATATTACCTGACTTTAATCCAGTAAGATTAGGGTCCCATTGAATATTTGCATCGATTAAAAAATCAAGAGAAACTGGCTCTACAAATTTTGTACTTATAGCCATAATGGCAAGATTGTTGGTGTATATATTAACTATATTCGACTTTATATTTATTTTTTCTTCTTCAGTTACACCAGATCCATAATCTAAGCTGATATATACACAACCATAATCAACTGGAATATTATCTTGACTTCCCCAGGCTGCAACTGATTGAATAGCTGGGAAATTAGCTTTAATCATTGATTCGTAATCTAAAGCAGTAACAAGTCTTTGTTGTGTACTAAAAGCAACAGGTGCCAACTGCTTTATAGTGTCAATAGATTGTAAATTAGATCCACTAATTGATTTTGAAAGTGGTATTACATTTACTGGATAGCTTGTGCCTAATATAGATATTTGATTATTTGCGGTAAATGCAATTCCTCCATTACCAGCTTCGCCTGCTGTACTTAAATAGCTCACAACAATCTTATTACCAGCTGTCGGTGATTTGCCAAAAGTTACTCCATCGCCAAAATTAATTTCATAAAAACCATTTGGCGTTTCTCTTATCGTATAATACGTTGAAGTAGAATCGACTGTAACAGCTCTATCTAATTCAGTATAAGTTTCATAAGATGCAGATGTTGTAGAATTATATACTGTTACACTAGCGGTTTTAACGTCGATATTTTTATCTGGAATAACATATACTTGTCTATCTGTAGTTGCTCCTACTATAAATGTCTTATTAGTAACTTTACCTTCATAGGCAATAATTTCAGACGCACCAGTAGATGAATTAAAAGTATAAACTCCGTTAGATTCTACACCAGTGTATCTTTGTCTAGTATGAAATTCATACGAATTCCCATCAATAGTAGTACTAAATGTAAATCCAGGTGGAAGAAGAATAGATGTAGGACGGTTAGCTACTAATCCAGTATTAACCGTAGCTTTTAAAGCTACTCTTGAAGATGTTTTAGAAGCAATATCTAGACCTAGCATTTCAGCATGAGATACTACAGAAGGTCTTAATTGAGCAGTATTTAAAAATGATTCGTTTAACGCAAAATTAGCAATAAGACCGTTATAATGCGTGTTATATGCTAACACATCTAGTATGTTACTTAAACCAGAAGCTTCAAAGTCATAGTCAGTAAACTCTGATTTTTCTTTAAAAAATGTCTTAAGAGCACTTTTTATATTTTCAAAATCAAGTTGGGTTGATGTAATATTTGTTGCCATTTATCTTAACCTTGCTACTGAAGTTTCTATAACTTCTATTGTTCCTGTAGATAATACTAAAAACTCTATTCTACAAAAAATGTTATTTAAATCGGGTCGAATCGTAGATTGAACATTTAATATTTTTGCTCTCGGTTCCCAGTTTTTTACTGCCATTGCGACTTCTTGGTTAATATCATCTTCTAACAAATCATCAGCTAATTCAAAAAGCAATCCAGTCAGATCAGCACCAAAAGAGTGCTGAAAAGGTTTTTCAAATTTGTTAGTCATTAATAAATTTTTTACAGCCTGTTTAACTGCAGCTGCTTCTGTTTTTTTAAAAATATCACCATTAGTTTTTAAGTTAAACAATAGATTAATGTCTTTACTCTCTCGAATACCAGAAGTGATAATACCTGCAGTTGAAAGATTTCCATCTTCTGTTGAGAATGCTCTTGTTACCATTTTATTCTATCTTCTATTGTTTATTCTATTTATACATTTATTTGTTAATTATTTGTTATTTTAAACTCCAATTAAGGCTTCCTCGGCCTTGCGATGCCGGCACTATAGAATCCTCTAGCCCCACTCTAATAGCCATATACATTGGTCGATCAGCTGAAATTGCTCTGCTTACATAAACTCTATATTTAATAGGACCATGGAAGTCACGTTCATTATATCCGACTTGTTTAAAGAATTCCTTTTCGCCTTCAACATCATGGAATATTAGAGTACTTCCTGGAGCATGTTTTCCAGCTTTTGCTGCTGCAGTTAATTCGTCAATGCTTCCATATGTGCCATTCGGTAGTTTTGTTTTTGTCCCGGCTTTCTTCGGTTCTGGTTCCTTAACAACTTTTGGAGTTTCTTTTTCTTTAACTATTTCAGCTTTTGTTTCAGCTGTTTTATATATTTCGTTTGATCGAGGAGCTGGAATCGATCCGCCTTCTTCATCTCTCATTGTAAATAGACTTGCATCTTTATAAATGTTAAAATCTCCTCCCCAACCCAATCCAAAAGATCTAGCAATTTCTGCAATGGCGTCTGGAAAATCATGAACAAGAGTAGTACCCTTTAAATTCTGAGAAGCATTAATGTTTATACCTAAACCAGACGCATTAGAAGTCCATAAATCCTCTCCTTTGTATTCATCAGGAAGATTTGAATATCTCTGCGTAGTTGTAGAATATCCTTCTAATGTTTTAATTGTATAATTATATTCTGGCCCTTCAAGTTTGTTAATAAATCCTTGAAGATTATCCCATACTACAGCTGATACCATGGCATAAAACCCGCTTTTAGTTTTAATTTTCTTTAACCCTTCCTCAGTAATAGCTGGAGCTGTTATATCTTCTAATTCAATTGCTCCTGTTTCACTTAAAGTTATTTCAATTAAATCTTTAGCTGATTGCAACTCATCATTAAAAATAGTTTCTAGCTCTTGTTTAAATGTAATTTTATAATTCTGTGGTATTTCTGGCATAGTAACTATAATTGAACAATATAATATTTTTTCTCCATTTGATAATTCATCTACTTCATATGTATCGTAAGATAATATTAATTTATCAAATTCTGCATTGTCTTTTAAATAACTAGCTAAGTCAAAAGTTACATCAGGAGACAGCTCACCAGTTCTACCATTTCTAACTTCAAATGCAACTACCCTACCAGTACTTGATAATTTTGTAATAGAGTCTTCTGGGGCGGATTTGTCACTTGGCCCTAATTTTTGGACACCCTCAACTATTTTTACATTAAATCCATCCATAAATTTAGGAGCTTTTACTAATTTTAATAGCTTAACACTACCAACTAAATTCCTTGCTACTCTATGTCTTTCAATCTGACTCATATGATTCATTGTTTCAGAATTTGGAAAGAATTTTGCGATTGGTACGCCAGCTGAAAGAAGAGTTCCCATTTTAATAGTTTTAATATGGTTTGGATTATATTGTGCTTCAGGTACAATAAATTTAATTTGTTTTTTAGATGTATCGCTCGCTTTATATCTAGAAATTATGGTGGTAGGATCAACCGCACCGATGACTTGCCCTCCCATTCTAGATTGAGTTTTCTTTCCGACTATACGATCTATATGTGGAGGAACTTTTTCAGTATATGAAGAAGACAATACCCCAGCCGCGATTTGCTCTTGAGTAAACGATAAATTATTTTTATTTGCTGGATTACGCATTTTAATTCTTATTTCAGCTGTAGTGAGAGGTTTCTCTGTAACTCCTGCTGTTGTAACGGTTTTATCCATATAATTATAGATTCCATCATCTTCATCTACAAAAACTGATTGTACCATATACGCAGATTTATCTAAGAATATAGAAGAAGTAGTTGCGGTTGGTAATGGCTTTAAATTATCTAATCCACTTGGCCCATAATCGCTCGCAGCGTCTGTTGGCCATTTCTTTGGTCCCTTTGTAGTATTTGGCGGAATGTCAGCAGTTGTATCTGTTGCGGCTGAATAACCATATCCTGAACCAGCGTGTGCGCCAGACGAAGGATGAAGGCCAGCTTGGTTTGATATCATTGCCTGAGTGGCCGTGCCTTGTAAATCACCGTATACAACTGGAATATTCATATGACCTGTTGTCACTTGAGTATCATTATAGATAGTTGCAGTTGTTACATTGTCAATTGCATTTATTGAATGGCCAGTAAACATATTATAATTATACATTACAATATTCTCACCACCAATAGTTCCAGTATTACCTGTAGCAGTCAAATCCTGAGCAACAATATTGATATTAGGAGAACTTAAAGATATTTCAGTTTGTGATGTAAGAGTTGTAGATCCTTTGTGATTATAATCTGCTTCACCTCTCACAACAAACTCATAATCTGCTTTTACTGAAGTGCTTAGTTTTCCAAGAAATGTATTTGTAACATCTTTTAATACAGTAGTACTTTTTACTTTTTGAATAGTTTCAGCCATCATGCCAATAATTCGTTTAGTATAAGACCCAAAGACGTTTACGATCCAATGACCTCCAACTTTTAGATTATAATTTCCTCCAACATCAAGATTAAAATCTCCACCGATATTCATATTTAAGTCACCTGAATAAGTAAGATTGCCATTTCCTTCTGTAAATAGATGATGATTACCAGTTATCAAATCTACTCTATTACCTCTTGCATTAACAATAATAGAGCCATCTGGTTTCATTTCAACTCCGGCGCCTGACATATGCTTAAGTAGAATTCTTTCGCTGCCTATAGTATCATCATAAAGAATCACATGGCCTTTCGGTGTTGTCTTAATTGATACTTCAGTTGCAGAAGATGGAACTTCATGTACAAGAGATATATCTTCACGACCTACTGTAACAGCAACGTCTGTTTCTAGGTTATGAATTGTTTCTCCTCTTGTACTTTTTTCCGTTCCTGGTTGATAAAAATATTCAGATCGAGGTAATTCTCCGGCTGGATCTTCAAATCCAGTACCTAAAGTTTTACCTTGTAATGTCGCTTGTCTATTCTTATCGATTAGAGTATCAAGATCTGATCTTAAACTCATGCGCCGCTCCCCCAAAATTTAAAGTCATCTACAGTCTCAATTACTTTTCCAGCTTTATCTTTAATTTCAGTAGCAGCATTAGTAGCGTCTTCAAGATTTAAGCCCTGTTTTAAATAATCTCCTACACTTTGATTATTTACACCGACTCTCAATACCTCATCTGGAATAACATCAAACGATTTTATAACGTCTCCGGCTTTTAATTTTTTGTCATTAAGAAGACTTACAATTTCATCATATCCATGAACTGCAACTGGAATTTTTTCTGGAAGAGGTATCGCGGTTTTTACTTGTTCTTTATCTACTACATTCGGTGAGACCGCTGGCGCCGGTGTAGGAATAACATTTGGAGCATTATACAGTGTCAGAGCATCTGATGCCATAGGCGATTCTCCAACTAAAGCATCCTGATCCATTGCTGGAAGACTAGGATCTGTTTGATTAGTTTTCTTATATCTATTTTTTAAATAACTACCTACATCGAATCCAGGATCTAATTCTTGATCTTGCAATTCGTTATGACCGAATATACTGCAACCTGGCCAAATAGTATAAAATGCTTTACACATCATATCAAATGAAATATATTGTGATGATGTCAACGATTCTCTTCCATACACCCAGTTCTCTTTTTTTTCTGAGGAATATGAATTCAATCCTCCTATAAATGCAATACCAATGCTGTATTTATCGTGACCCGGAGCGTGTTCTCCTTCTATATATACCGGCCGTCCTCTTTCTATTTGTCCATTCTTTTTTATGATATAATGATAAGAGCATCCTTGATGATTTAATGCTATTGATCTAGCATGAACTTCCGCTGCTCCGGCATGTGCCTGATCTAAAAAATGACTAGACCAATGAACAATCATTTCTGTAATTTCTCTTTTAACACTATTAAATTCAGCCACTAATTCGTCGTATGTATTCACTCGAGTAAATGCATATTCACCTGGATTTTCAACTTTTCTAGAATTATCAGATATAGTTGTTTTATTTCCATCCCAATTCGAAGCTGCTTGTCCTATATCACTTTGCGGTGCTGACAACGGAGGAGCATCATTATCATCAGTTTCTACATTGGTAGAAAGATCTGTTGTAAGACTATTAACTTTGTTTTCTATATCACTAATAGATATTCCTAATTGTGATTCAATAATAGCTCTTGACTGTGCAGGATCCATTCCTGGAATAGTAATTTGACCAGTATCTGGATTTACATATGGAACAATATTAGAACCAAAAGTTGTAACTTCACCAGTATTAGGATTTTTCCACGGTACAATTTTACCATCCTTAGCGCTTTTGATTATAGATGCTTTATTAATATCGTTAATAACTTTTGTAAAATTTTCTTCTTTTAGATCTTTTACGGATTGAATCGTGTTTTCAATTGATAAAACCGAACCAGCTAAATCTTGAATACCTCTTTTTATATGATTTTCTGCAGATAGTTTTGCATTTTGAATTACTCCAAGTTTCGCATTTATATTATTGTCAACATCAGTAACAGTCTTTAAAATTTGATCTACACCTTTTATTGATATATCTAAATCTACATTCAAAGCAGAAGATATTCCACCTAGACCACTAGTTAGACCCTTTAGTTGTGTAGGAATTGATGTTAATCTATTCAAATTGCCTGTTAAATTTGTTTCAAGCCCATCTGCTAAGGCTTCTAATTTAGCTACCTTATCAAGACTATCTTTTGCAGCACTAAGCAATTCAGTTGGAACAATACCCTTCATTATGTCGTCAAATTTTGGAAGTGATCCTGTAATTTTATTAATATTCGATTGAATAGAAGCTGGTGTTCCAAGCAATTTATTAGCTTTCTTTATACCAGCTCTTATATCCGCATTTTCTGTTTTTGGAATACCAACAAATCCAGTATCAGGATTAGTCCAAGGTCGTGCGCTCATTTGCTGAACAATTTCAGCTTCTGCTGCAGTTAAAGACTTATTCATCTTATCTTCAAGACCTGGCATTTTATTTGTTAGTTCTACAATAGGAGCTACAGCAATAAGATTAGCTATACTTTCTTTAGCTTCAGGTAAAGATTCAGTAACTGATTTAATTCCGTTAATACTATTTCCAACTTTATTTAATAGCATTTTAGTATCATTTAGCGATTTAAGGCCTTTACCAACGATGTCTACTTTTGAAGTCAGATTTTCGAAATCTAAAGTACCTCTTACGTTACTTAGTTTTGAATTTAAATTCTTAATATCCACAATCAGCTCTCCTTATGAACTACCACTAACAAATCTACGATGATAAACTTTAGCCCATTTAATTCTTTCTCTTAAAGACTTTGACCAATATCTTCGCCCACCGCTATTTTTACTCGTGCCGCCAGCTGTATATGGACATGAACCAAATTCTCCACCATATTTTATGAACTTAAACGAAGGTCTTTCAAAGAATCTACACACGCTATAAGCAGTATTTGCTACATCACTGCCACATGAATTTATATGTCCCCAAGCACTTTTCTCATTATATTGACCGCTATCTGTACATTCGTGCCATATAAATCGGGCCTGTGCATCCAAACTTTGCCACGGTAAATTCATTTTTTCAGAAAATAATATTAAATTTTCCCAACGTTGACCCCTCCATTGACACAAACCAAATGCAGGAAGTCCAACATCATCAGGATTAATTATTTCGTTCCATGGCCCGCTTTTAAAAAATACTGACTGACCTTCATAGCTACTCTGATATTGGTGTGATTTTGATGCTTTTGTTACAGTATAAACTCCTCTATAATCTCGTCCACCACCTGGTCCAGATTCTATTCTAATATTTCCCATGAATCCACAGACTTGAGCTGGTTGCATAAAATTACTTAAAGCAGTAAATAGTTTTTCTTCTGTTCCATTTCCTGGCATAGCTTTAGCAATTGCTTCTATCTCAGCTGAATTCGCTTGAGTTGAAACTCCATCACCTTTAGAATATTTTCCTTCAGATCTAACTGCAACATTTTCACCGCCATCAACTAATTGATTTTCTAAAGAAGGATCACTTGCTTGAATATATGACGGTAATTGTCTAGTAATATAGCTTCCAAGGACTAGAGGTATTTGTGATAACTTTCCGTCTAAAAACATACCATGCACCATCGCCCCGCGGCCTAATACACTGTTTTCACCATCACCTGATATTCCAGGAGAAGTGACTGGAATTAAAGTTTGAGCCCAAGGTAAATCAACGTCAGCAATTTCTAAATTATCATGAATACCAAATATTCTAACTTGAACTCTTCCCATTCTTTTGGGGTCGTCATTTCTTCTAACCTTTCCAATAAAAAATCTTGGATCATCTCCCCAATACGCGCTCGATAAACTTTTCATTTAAATCTTACCTTCTTCTATGACCTAATTTAATTAGGCCTAAAGTAGTGGAAAATGCTCCATCTCCAGCCGGACTAAAAGTGTGTTTAGCAGTGTGTATAATATAATCTCCAGATTTTTTTATATCTAACTCTTCATTATTTTCTGCTCTATGATGCATAGCATTCTTTTTAAATTCAACAGATATTTTATTACTTATAGACATATTTTTGTCTTTTGCTAAGAAATTTTTACCTGGAACTGTAATAGTTAATCCAGACTTATGTACATAAGTTCTTAATCCTAATGCTGTTACTTTTAAATTATGCAAGTTTCCATCTTCACATTCGTTATAACCTCTAATATCATCTGGTAAACCACTAGATATTCCACTTTGAGAATGGCTAGTAGTAATATTTGTTATAGTAGCTGCATTATATTGACCAATATTTTTACCTGCAAAAACCGCTTTGTCGTCATACACCGGAATATCTAATTCATTCATAATACCTAGCATTTTTGCTCTAGCAAACATTTCTCCTGGATTATGTTTTCTAACATGAATAGTGCCTTCAAACGTATCAATAAAATTATATGTAGCAGGGCCCAGACCTAGCATATTATACGTATTCTGACTTTCATTTTCTTTATACATATGACTTTTAATTAAAAATAATTTTTCAATAGGTTTTAAAGTTTGCGCTTTGGCTGCTATAGCTTCAGAATATGTGTATGGAACTAGCCCAGTTCCTGGATTATTTAAAGAAGGTAATTCTAACATAGTTTCTAAATCTAAAAATCTAATTTTATCATCACCCATACTAGCATACACATAATATGGAAACCCATTCGTTGTCACACATCTATCACACAACCATTTTGCTGCTTCTAAAGGACCCATATTTGGAATAATAACTTTTAAGGATCCGTCTATAACTGGTTCTCTATTTTTATTAAATAATAACTCATTACTTAAAAAATAATCAGCTCCACTATGAGTATATCTATCTAATTCACGTAGTAAACTTTGTATTATATCAGTAGCAGTACTAGAAAATCCGCCGGCATTAAAACCTCCTCGGCTTTCGATGGCTTTAAAAATTTTATTTACACTCATTAAATTTGATTGATAAGCTCTTTCTTCTATTAAATGTAGTAACACAATTTCATTATTATCGTTACTTTTACCAGTGTTTGTTACTTTATTTACAATAAAACGTTTAGTAATAAAGTTTTGACCATTATCATCTAATCCATCACCGCCTAAAATTGTTATTTCAACTCTTTCAGTTCCTTGAAATGGAAATCTATCTCCTAAATTTTCATTATCTAAAAATGCTAAATTTGCGGTTAAAAACGGATTTTCTAAAGATTCAAAAAAACTTATTTCGTTTATCATATTTTTAATATCATAACCTTCAGCAGCCCATTCATTCCAACGGTCTGCTGTTATCACAACTCTTTCGATAACGTATTCGTATGGATTGCTATATTTACTAATTTCTGCCATTTGAAAATTATCCAGTCATATGTTCTATAAATGCTCTATGAACTGCCCGAATTGCTCCAGCTTTTAATACTTTAATAGTTCTTAGCTCATCATTTTTAACTGTGTGATGCTCAAATAGAGTGACTTCTTTTATAAGAGAACTTTGATTTTCACTTCTCACATCGATATCTACCCACTCTCCATTAGCATTTTCGTAATGATGAGCAGAATAAATTTCAAGAGATGAGGATTTTAATTTAGCATTTTCAAATAAAGTAATATCAGGATATGGTACAACTGAATCGGGATCGGTCAAAGAAAGAGGATTTTGTATTATTCTATCGAACTTTACTGTTTCTCCGTTTATCCAGGTTCCGGTAGAATTACTAATAACTATTTGACCTAAATCTAAATTTTTTCGAATTACTGTACCTGTAGCGCCTGATTGGGTACCTTCTACTAAACTACCTACACCAAATATTTTGACTAAGTCAGAACTACTTGTAGGGTGTCCTACATGCGGTACTCCATCATCATCAGTTCTAAAAACAAGAGTAGTATTAGGATATGCGGCTGTGGTTTTTTCTAATAGCTGATTATACCCAAGAGGCCATCCACCTCTTCTAACATGATCATTCATCAAATAAAATGTCCAGTAATATTTTGGGTCATCATATAATTTAGCAGATATTACATCTGGTCTATCTCCATCTAAAACAGTATAAGTTAAATAATGCTGAAATGACTCTTTAAAGGTGTCAAGAATATCTGCGTATGCAGATACATTTTGAAAAATTGTAAGTGCATTGTCTGCACCTCCAAATTTATATTGTACATTTTCAAACGGAGCAAAATATCCCATTTAGTATCCTTTCCGTATATCATCTTTATTCAACAATTCATTTTCTCGTAATGTCATAGATATGGTCGTTTCTTGCCAATCTCCACCTTTGAAAAAAGATCCAGATGGAGCATTAAAAGTTGCTTGAAAATTAGTTAAATAACACGGTTTGAATTTTATAAAGTTTCTATTATTTCCTCTATCTCCGTAGTGCATACTGATTTGAATTTCATTTGGAAATCTGTATCCAAATGGAACACTTATTCCTCCAAGAGTATCGGTATTAAACGCTTCTGGATATAATTCAGTTCTAAAGAATTTTACAATTTGAACAATTTCAAACGCCTCTTCTTTTGAAACTGGTTGCATTTTAAAACTAAATGAAAATGTTCTTAAATTAGGTTTATCAAATAACATTGTCATATTAGAAATAGGTGAAGTTCTTAATGATCCTCGTACTGCTCCATCTATTGCTCCATTTTTACCAGCCATACCTGCAAGACGTGTTACTCCTAATCTTGCTGCATCTTGACTAACTGAACCTTTTAATGCTTGATAAAAATTATCAAGTGAAGATAAGCCACCACTAGCTAAACCTTCTAACAACCCACCGCCATTAGATATTGCTTCTGAAGCAGCACCTCCCATAAAGCCAAGATCGGCTGTAGAATAATTAACGCCGTCCTGAAATGTTATATTTGAAGGCATATACATTTTACAGCTATTTTTTCCTAATTCTTTTTTTTCATTTGACATAATATTATTAGTATTTGAAACAAAATTAGCTTGACCTCCATCCGGCTCCATGGGATCTTCAGTCGGAGTAACACCAGTTGCAGCTCTTATTGTTAGATCTGCTAAGCTTTTAAACATTTCACCAAAAGCTTTCATTGACTCACCTAACTCTGGAGGAGTAGTAATTATTGGTTGAAATAAGATATAAGCTTTATAATCGTTTTCATTTACTAAAGGAAATTTAAATCTTCTTTTTCTTGTTTTCACTGCATTTGCAGTTGCAACATCGGCTTCAGCTTCGAAATCGAGACCTCCCATTTGCCTCCCGGCACGGGCTTCGAAATCAAGACTGCCCATGATTCGTTTTCTTGTTCCTCTGAGCCTAGCAGCCGTATCTTCGACGTTAAATACCATACGAAATTTCCTATAAATAAAGCTAAATTCTACTAGTTATATTTATATAGGAAAACATGAAAACATACTCGGGTAAATTTAATCCAAAAAATCCTCGTAAATATCGTGGAGATTATACTAAAATCGTATATCGCTCGATGTGGGAAAGACATTGTTTTCGATGGTGTGATGAACAAACTGATGTAGTCTCATGGTCTAGTGAAGAAGTTATAGTTCCTTATCTTTATGAAGTAGATAAAAAATATCATAGATACTTTGTAGATCTTAAGGTTACTTTTAAGAACGGAAAAACATTATTAATTGAAATAAAACCAGATGTTCAGACACGCCCTCCAAAAAATCCAGGTAAAAAAACTAAACGGTACATAACCGAAGGTCTAGCATATGTAAAGAATATGAATAAATGGAAAGCCGCTAAATCGTATGCAGCAGATCATAAATGGGAATTTCAGATATGGACAGAGCATACACTACAGCAAATGGGAATAATGCCAAAACCTCCAAAAAAAATGAAACCACTTCCTCCAATGAAGAAACCTAAGAAAAAAGTATAAATAGATTCATGACAGAGATATTTAAAACACTAGAATTAGAAGCCTTTAGAGCGGGAATTACACCTCGTTCTAAAGAATCGCGTGAATGGTTCCGCAAGAAAATTACTTCTATGCGCGGAAAAGAGTTTCGTAGAATTAAACAAGGTACATTAATGCAAGAAGATGAATTGACTCTTACTAATAATACTGATATTGGTAAGATGTGCATGTTCTTCTATGATCCAAAGCATAAAGAAACATTGCCATTTTATGATAGCTTTCCGCTTGTAATTATTATTGGTAAAGCAAAGGGAGGCTTTTTAGGAATGAATCTTCATTATTTGCCACCTACTTTACGAGCTAAATTTCTTGATGCTCTAATGGAAAATGCAGGGCAAGATGATTTTAATGTTACATATCGAACAGTCAAAGCCGCAACAAATATGAAATACTACAAACCTACTATTAAACATTATTTAAAGAAACATTTGAAAAGTAGACTTGCAACTGTGCATGCACCTGAGTGGGAGATAGCTACATTTCTTCCAACTGCATCCTGGAATAAAGCATCTGGTCGAGAAGTATATCAAAATTCGAGGAAGATCATAAATGGGTAATAGTCGTATATTTAATATTGATGCTTTTAAAGGTCAGATCGGAAAAGGCCTAGCAAGATCAAATAAATTTGTGATAGGTTTGCCTGCAGGTAGAACCATAGAAGATGACCACAACAAATTTCAACCTCCAAGCAATGAATCGCGAGTTGCTGCAGTGGCTCAGGGTCTGCCAGCTCGAGATACCTTACATTTTTTATGCAGATCCTGTTCTTTACCTATGAATCAAATGCTAACATCAGAGCGGGTAATAGGAATGAAACAAGAGAAAATTACTTATGGTTATGCTCAATCAGATGTAACACTTTCTTTTTATGAACCAAATGATTTTCCAATAAGAAAATATTTTCAAACTTGGCAAAATACACAAGTAGATCAAGATGAAGGAGAACTTAACTTTAAAAAATCATACGCAAAAGATATGACAATAACTGCATTTTCAACAGAGGGATCTCCTTTATTTGGCGTTTCATTAATAGATGCTTTTCCTGTGACTATAAATCAACAAGATTTTTCGAACGAAAATAACGGTATTGTAGATACAACCGTGACTATAACATATACTCGATATTTGTCACAGATACCCTCCGCTATGAAAAATGTTCCAGGTGGCAGTGGCTTAGGTCTTCCTGACGGAATTGATAAATTCGTAAAAGATGTACGAGATTTAAATAAATTAAAAAGTGTATGGTTAGATCACGAAAGAAATATCGGATAATATTTATAATTTTAAACCATGAGGTAATATAATGGCACTACCAATTTTAAATGACAAACCTAAATATGAAATGACTATTCCATCAACTGGTCAAATAGTACGTTTTAGACCTTATCTAGTAAGAGAAGAAAAGGTTCTGATGCTTGCTATGGAATCAGAAGATTCAAATCAAATGTTCTCATCAATTATTGATACCATAAAGGCGTGTGTCGATACAGAGGAAAGTGATATAAAATGGAATGAACTCGCAATATTTGATATTGAATATATGTTCGTAACTATTAGATCTAAATCTGTTGGAGAAACAAGTAAACTGAATTTAAAATGTACTGAATGCGAAGAATCAAATGAATTAGTTGTTGATCTATCTGATATTGCTCCGGCTATGCCTGATGTGTCATCAACAATTGTTCTTACAGACGATATTAGTTTAGAAATGCAATGGCCAGCTTATAGTGATTTAAATAAAGCTGGAATGCAAGAAATGAGTAGCACTGAACTTACAATGATGATGATTGGTAATTGTATTAAATACGTAAATACAGTTGATGATCAAATTATACTGAGAGACGAATCACAGGAATCAGTGACTGCATTTATTGATTCTTTAAGCACAGCACAATTTGAGATGATAAAAAATTATACTGAGAAAATGCCGCAGATTATAAAGAATATTGAATTTGATTGTGAGAATTGCAATCATCATAATGAAATTAAACTACAAGGAATGGCTGATTTTTTTTAGTATGCCTCTCTCATGATAGTCTTATAAATTTTTATAAGAGTAACTTCAGGATGATGCAAGACCATAATTATTCGTTAAGTGAACTAGAAAACATGATACCGTGGGAAAGAGAAATCTATATTATGCTTTTAAGTGAACACATAAAAGAAGAAAACGACAAAGCAAAAGAGCGTAATCTTGGGAAGACGTAATAGGATAGAATAATATGGCAACTATAGAACAGTTAACACAGCAGCTTGTTAATGTAAACGAGAATCAAAACGACACAGCCAAAGAGACTAAAAAAGAAATTAGTGATCTGTCAAAAAGTGTGAAAGATCTTCTAAAATTTCAAAAAGAGCAAGCAAGAAAATCTGGTCAAGATTTGGAAGCTGAAAGAGAAGCATCGAGAAGAACATCAAGCGCGGTTGCCACTTCTGGCGGCAGCGGTGCTAGCGGTGGTGATGCAGGTGGTTCTATGGGTGGAATAGGTTCAATGCTAGGCGGGGTAGCTGCTTGGGCTGGGGGATTTCTCTTAAAATTTACAAAAATTTTCGGAATGCTAAAACGTATGTTTATGTTCGGAGCTCGAGCTACTGGTATAGGTGCAGTAATATATTTAATTTATCAAACCTTTAAAGATATTGGTGAAAATAAAAATTTTCAAGAAGCTATAGAAAAAATAAAAGAAAGTTGGAATTCTATAAAAACTTCATTTACTTCTATAAAAAATAAAATAGTAGGTTTTTTTGTAGATGAAAACGGTGAGAAAACAGATCTAACAAAAACAATAGAAGATACTATAAATTCAATAACCGAATTTCTTGTAAAACCACTTAATAGAATTAAGTGTACTATTCAAGATTTTGTTAGTGTAACACTCTCAACAGTTGTGAAAAGTATTGAAACCATATTTAATGGTATCGATTTAATATTAAGTGGAGAGTTCGGCGCAGGTTTGAATGAACTATTTAAAGCGGCTTTAGGATGGGATTTTGAAGCCGGAAAAATGACAACAGAATCTATGGGCTTATTGTGGCTTCTTAAAAATTCTTACGATGCTGTTCTAAGTCTTATGCCTGACATGGAAGTGGTTATACCCTCTATAAGTAAAAGTTTTGACGATATGTGGAATAGTTTATCATGTCATATTGAAGATGGATTAGCTTATATTACCGAAAAGTGGGAAGTGCTTTCTGGATTCTTTACTGAAACAATACCGGGATGGATTGAAACTACAAAAGATAAATTTGTAACAGCATGGGACATCAGTAAAGATTTACTTAAAACTAAGTGGGATGAAGTAGTAAAATTCTTTACTGTAGATGTACCAAAATATTTTACTGATTGGCTTACCACCGCTGTTGATAATGTTGCAGCTCCAATTGCTGCAACCTGGGCCAGAGTAGTTGATTGGTTTCTCAGAGTCAACACCAAAATTACTACAAAATATGAAGAGATTAAAGCTTTCGGTTCTGATATAATATCTAAAATAAAAGATACTTGGTGTAATGTTGTTGAATTCTTCACTGTAGATATACCAGCTAAAATGAAAGAAACTTGGGAATCAATAAAAGCTTTCGGTTCTGATATAATATCTGGAATAAAAGATACTTGGTGTAATGTTGTTGAATTCTTCACTGTAGATATACCAGCTAAAATGAAAGCAGTATGGGAAACAATAAAAGCATTAGGAAGCAATCTATTAGGTACTGCAGAAACTGGTCTTAAAATGTATTGGGATTTTCTTGTTGATTTTTATACCGTTAAAATACCAGCCGCAATGAAAGCAGTATGGGAAATAATAAAAGCAGGTGGCACAGGTATATTAGATAATATTAGCGCAAAATGGGAAAGTCTTAAATGTTTCTTTACTGATACAATTCCAGAAAAAATTAGTAATTTTTTATCACCTCTAGAAAATTTTGATGTAATGGAATTTATTACTGAAAAATTTGAAGCGGTTAAATGTTTCTTTACTGATACTATTCCAAACAAAATTGCTGAATTTAATCCGCTTGGTGAGTTTAATTTGATGGAAGAAATAGGTAAAAAAGTGGCTGATATGCTAGCTATGATTTTTGATCTTATTCCAAGCATAGAAGATATTAAAAATACTATAATAAGAAGCGTAAATAAATTAGGCAGCGCTGGAAAAGCTGTAATGGACTTTTTCGGATTAGGATCTGGAACAGAAGGTCCAGGTCCGTTGACTTCAAAGCAAGAAGTAGCGGCGGCCACTGCAGAAAGAACAGAACAGGGATTAAAACCTTTCGCGGGTATACTGGGTGTGCAAGCGTTTAACCCTAAGACTGGGGATATGCAGGATCACAATTATCTTCAGATGAAAACTTTTTTAGCAAATGAACATAGTGCTATGAATAAGCATCTAATAAATAAGAAAGCTGACGACGAGCGGCTTGAAAGGCTAGCACAATCTGATAAATTAGGGCTAATAGCTGATAAGCTTGAAGCATTAATAACAGAACAGGCTATGAGACCTCAAAATGAAGGTTTAAAATCTATGGTTAATAATCAAACTTATAATTATGTCACGGCACCAGCAACGTCAACTGATGATGAATACGGTGGCCTGCTCAATCGCCTGAGACGATGGTAATGCCGACAATTAAGCCGGCATTACCTAGTTATATTTAATCGTTAACTAAATTAGCAAAATGCGACATAATATCGTCATCATCATCTGAACTAGCTACAGCACTCATTGCAGGTTCAGGAGCCGATTTAATAGGTGCCGCTACTTTTTCTTCTCCAAGGCTACGCTCTTGGGCTACTGTGGGAGCTCCAGCAACTGCTGCTTCTCCAAGTACACTCATCAATTTAGTTTTTAGCTCTGTATAAGACTTATATTTAGTAGGGTCAGTATACTCAGCCAAATCATGCATTGAATTATAAAGACCTTCAAGTTTTGCATCATCTTCAGAAAGCGTCTCTTGAGAAGCAAATTCTGATTTATCATAGTTGCGATAACCTTCGACATCCCGAATTTTTAGTTTGAAGTTAGCACCAGTCCAAAAATCAAATGGATTGATTGGTTCTTCATCTGCAAATTCTGGTTGCATAGCATCCATTAGTTTATCAAAGATTTTCTTACCATATTGATAGAGAAATACCTTACCTTCGTTGGCAGGATTACCTGGATCAGATACGATAAGAACGTTTGATACATAATGCAAACGACGTTTTTGGTTACGAGCGATTGTCTTATCAGACTCAACACCACTATTCCAAAGACGGCTATTGACTTCACCGACTGGATCATCTTGTCCAATAGATGTAAGTGATCGTTCAATGTACCATTTACCAGTTGGGCCTTTAAAGCCATGATCCCAATAACGAACCCAAGGCAACTCAGAACCTTCTGTAGCTGGGAGGAAACGAAGAACAGCATAACCGTTATTCTGTTTATCGACCGTAGGTTTCCAAATACGATCGTCTGTGTATTTGTTTTTAGCACCGCCAGCAGATTCTGCTGCTGCCACGAGTTTATCAATTTGGCCGCGGTTCCGTTTTAGATTTGCAAAAGACATATTGTATTCCTTATATTTGCTGAATTATGTTTTGTATTAACTGAATTATTATACCACATTTTTGACATGAAGTATACCTTTATTTATATTATTTTCTAACAAAAAGAACAGTTTCTTTACCAGTGTCAGGATTGACTGATGGAATTGCAACATGACCTTCGGGAACAGGTTGAGTTCCGACATATTGCCATGTATTTCCAGCCGCTGCATTTGCTGGACCAGCAGCAAAAAACTCTTCATTATCATTCAAAAAGAGCATCGTAATCATAATTAGTTCAAACATTCTTGTTTTCCTTTGTGTGTTTATATAGTTGATAATAGTAGTCAAAAGTTACTGGATAATTGTCTGGATCGGGTAGCACTCCTTTAAACATTTTAATAAATTTATTTATTTCTTCATTGCTCATGATTACTCCTTAAAGCGCAATACCATTCCCAAAAATAATAGGCATTTAAGAACATCACCGCCACGATTATAAGGCTGCTAGAAAGATTAATTACAATATACGAAAGTATATCTGCAAATATGTATATCACTACATAATCCCACCATCGTATCATTCAAATAGCAATTCATTTTGCTTTGGTAAAAAATTAAGACTCATTGCTTCAGCTTCAATTTTTTCTCGAATCACATTTGATATAAACTTTTTTACATCTTGTGGATCAATATTAGTGATGTCACATGTCACAATAACAGCTTCCATATATGATAATTTTTTATCAACAACTTGCTCTTCAATTAACTTACCAAACTTGGCTCTGTTCATGAACTTAACTTCTTCTTGCATAATCATCCTTTCTATTTAGCCATAACTCTAACAAGGATAGTATCCTTATTGATGCGACCATTTACTTTATCTTTAGTTTTAGTCGTGAGCTCAGACCATTCTTTTCTAATTTGATTTGCAGATTTTGTCAAAACCGCTTTTATAAAATCATCTGGCTTGCGAAGTTTAGTGCTACGTGAAAGATCAGCATCAAGGCCTAGAATAGTAGTACCCTTTACTTCAAACCCAATAGATTTTTGGCATACATATTCTGTTAGCTCTTTGTATTTTACATTAAAGGTATACAAACGCATTGCACCAATTATAGAGGTTGGATGAATTGAAGTAAGCTTAAACTCCTTTGACTCTTTTGCGTAATTGAGTTTTTCAACTTGCTTATCTGCAGTTTTAACCTTTGGCTTACGAGTAGCTCGTAATGCCTTTTTTGATGCCATGAATTTATCAGCATCATTTACGAGTTGATTGAGAAATTCAAAATATTTTTTACGTTCTGAAACGGAAAGATATGAAAATGCTTCGACTAAATCTTCGGTTTTATCTTCAACTAATTCTTTTGCTTCATTACGAATAGGTGTATAGTAATCCAAAACAGCTTTGGCTGTATTATTTGCAGCATCAACTTTTTTTAATTCATCATAGAGTGAATAGTTCATGCATTCCTTATGATTTTTAGGATCATATTGATCAAGAACATATTCAACTTGGGCAATAAATTCTGATGTTTTTTCTTTTAAAATTTCCTGTATAGTTTTTCTTTGAGGTGATGTGTCGTCACCTAGTTCAGCTTTTCGAGCAATATTGTTTTTGCCACGAGTTAGAATTTCTTTCATATGACGATTTAAGCAATCTTCAGCTTTCCACCATACCGGAAATTCCTTACCCATTTCTTTCCATGCAATAGTAGCTGCTACAAAAGGTATAGAAGTAAAAGCCCATTCAGGCGCTTCAATGGCGATTTTAGCCTGATCTTTTGGCATAGTTGTTTTAATATAAGATTTAATTTTTGATGAAACATCTTTTTTATCAAGATCAGTACGGCAATAATCATTGAAATCACGAAAGTTTCCCATTGGCCCTGCCGCAAATCCAGTTGACTTACGTCGGGAAAATGTTTGCTTAGCTTTAACTTTTTTTCCAAGCTTACGAGTTACCATTATCAAAGTCCTCTATTTTGATTAAGTCATAATCTCCATCATCCATTTCTTCGTAATGAATATAGCCATCATGACATAGTTTAGTAATTACAAGATCAATTATGCCTTCGACGTTTTTTTCTTCTGCATTTCTACGACCAAGAACAAAAGAAGTAATAATAATTCCACTGACTAGTAAACCAAGTTCAAGCATAGTTATCTCCTTAACATATGACTATAATAACACAAATAAGAGTCATTGTAAACCCTTAAACGCATTTTTTTTTATTTTTTTTATGATTTACCTGCAGTAACATATGAGCCTTCAGCCATATCATATGCTGCTACTAATTCTTTTAACATGTATGGTGATATTACCACAATATTAAAATCATCGTCATCAGTGTATTGACGAATATAACAAAGTTCTTCGTCAACTATAATTTCAACATCATCGGTTTTTCCATTATTATCTAAAATGGTAATAATACTATGATCATATTTATGTTCAACTGTAATCATAATTTTCTAAGTAAACCTTTTAATTTAACAATTTCAGAATTAGTAAGAGTTGCATAAGGGGCTTTTAGAAGTCGATCGACTACATTAATGATAAAGTCTCTATCGTTCTGATTCATTTCTTAGCGGCCTTTCTTAAGCTCTTGAGGGACGCCGAGATGATAGTTGGATATTTTCCAATATAACTACCTGCTTCTAACATGTCTTTACTCAATAGATGTTTATGATAGTGTTCAATGTTGTCCCATTGCTTAATAATATTTTTTGCTAATTTATCATAAAAATCATCAGATAATATTGGATCATCTTTTTCATAATAAGCATACGATGCCATAAGGTAATATGGCACCGTCATATTCACATTATTAGTAATTATTTTAATAACGTGTTTATCTAAAATCATCTACGCATACTCGCTGCATCAACTGCTGCCTGTTTATTGTCTTTACGAATTGGCATAAGATTACTTTTATGTGTTACAACAATACCAGCAATCTCATTACCTGTATATTTATTCGTTTCTTTTAGTGTACCATTATCAATACTATTTGACAATTGATCTCTTGAAACTTTAAATTTTGGCCGCTCATGACGATAATCTTGTTTAGTTCCTTTCACACCCATACGATCAAGAAAAGCTTGATGTTCAGCTTCCCTTGCTTTCCAACCCGGCTTCTTTTTGATTTTAGATTTGCCATGTACTTGAACACCTTGAATCATATGCATAGACATTGTATACTCCTTTATCGTTAGATTTAATCTATCACACTTTTAAGAGATTGTAAAGGATTATTTTAATTTACATAGAATAAACTTTTGGGCGATAAACATATTTACATTCCTGTACGCTATCGACACGAAAAGACCGCCAGCCTTTTGCGGTCGTGTCCCAGCATGGAATGACTTCAGGATTTACAGCACGAACTTTCTTTTGAGTAATAGGCTCATCTTTTTCAGCAGATGGAATCATACCTTCTAGCAAAGTACAAGTCATAACTCGCTTATCGCCATTTACTTTTGTAAAGGTTACTTCGCATACACCTGATGTAAGCATTCCCATAAACTTATCACGAGAATCACTGTTAGCGGTTTCATTTAATACTTCAGTCATTGATATTACCCTTTCCGGTAAATGCATCATTTTCTAAATGATAGTTGTTAATAAGTTTTTTTAAAAACTTGATTTCTTCTTCTAATTGAATAATATGATCAGCGGCTTTCCAAGCATAATGCTCAGTACATCTAGCCTTCCATTCTTCACCTGCTTGGTTTTTAAGTGATTGAACAACTTCAGATTGCTGTGGACGAGGATTAATATCTAAATAAACCTTGTCCACAACATCATGTTCATTTTCCTCCTTTTCAAATCCGTGTGTATTAGGCTCATTCATTAGTTTTCTCCAAATCACTGCAACTGGAATGTCCACTGGTTTTTAATGTTAGAACTACTATGACCCCATCGATCTTGACGTGTTTGACCACGGTCAAGGTGCCAACGATCTTTATTTAAGTTTTCACACATTTTAATTGCATCTTCTTCAGAAGTGCAAACAGTCCTAAGCGTTTGCCCAGATGTTACATGCCACAGCTTTTGATTAATTCTTGCCGGGTCTTGATGAACATTCCATTTAAAATCATTAGTCATAGTAGTCTCCTTTAAAATGCCAACTGAATATCAGCTGGCCCGTTATAGTATTCGTCGCTATGCATACCCATAGCTTCAAGCAACTCATCAGTTTCTCGTTTGAAAATTCCCCAGAACTTAGGATCGTGCTTTTTGATACTTTCAGCATTATGCTGAATATCAAATTTCTTAATTAATCTTACCCAATACGGCGCTTTTGCTAAGCGATCACGATCAAGCTTTTTTCGAAGTGATCGATTACCAACAAACGTTTCAACGTCTGTAAGAAACCATACACCTTTCGCAACTTCATCTCCAAACTGCTCTTTGATGTCTTTATGATTATATGATGTATCTTCAACAACATCATGAAGAAGCGCCACAGACATAGCCACAGTAACACTAACTGGGTTTGGGCCATGAGGATCTGTATAATGCGGATTGTCATCCAGATGCTCTTCGATCATATCAGCAACTGCGATAGGGTGCGTGATGTAATCTTCACCAGTGTACTTACGTTTTTGATTGGAATGCGCCTTAGTTGCGAATGTAAGTGCATTACCAAATGCTTCATAATCTTCCATATCGAATTCCTTAGTTAGACAGTTTATAAAGAACTATGCCTAAGTTTCCTGCAGAAATTAATAAAAGTCCATAAGTAATCCAAAATGGATCTTCGTGAAGATCACTTTTTAGATAAGCACGTAAACAAAAAATGCCCACGAAAAGGTTGATAATTGTCATAATTTCCATTATTTTTTACTCCTTAAAAACATATCCCAGAACATCCACATAATACCAACTAACGGAACAGCTAGACATATTACAGCTAGAACTATTAATATAACCATTACTGTTAGTTCGAACATTACTAGTAATCCTCTTCTTCATCTTCTTTTTCGATAAACAGTTGATCTGTATTGTTTGCTATAAACAGCCAAACTAATACGCCATAGCACATTAAGTATCCTGCAATCGAGTCCAGTATTATAAGACAAATACCAAGCCCACCGAAAAATAGAGTGAATGCGATCCATAATGGATTAATCATTAGTAATCTCCCCAATCTGTATCATGACGAGTGGTTTCATGTAGTGTTTCGCCATAGTATGTTTTAGCATATTTAGATGCATCAGTATAATGATTAACATTATCTTGACCACCAGTAAAACCTGAAAGCTTTTTATCTTCAGCTGTACGCTTTTTACGAGCAACGATACGAACTTTTGCAGTATTTTTACGAATTGTTGCCAACCGCTCTTTGCGAGCCTTTTCGTTTTTTTGCTTTTCAGCAATTGCTTTAATTATTGCCAGCCGATCATCTAGGTTTTTAGCAATCATAATATTCTCCTTTGTTAAGTCTAATCTATCACACTTTTAAGCGAATGTAAAGGATTATTTTCAATATTTTGAAAAGAATTCCAAAGAATTTCTTCCTTTTCAAATGCATCTATTTCCCAAGGGAGATTTTCATAATCAATCCCTTCATATGTTTCACCAAACCAAGTCTTTTCGATATCACAGAATTTTTCATGAAGGACTTGTTGAACATGGACGAGTTCGTGAAAAATTGTTTTTATTATTTCTTCGACTGATTTCTTACTATTAATTTCGATAGCAGCAACACCATCTTCTTCATCGCCAATACCGTCAAAATAACCACAATTATCTCCATTTTTACTTTTAAATACAATTTGAAGCTCTTCAAGGTCTTCAAGAATAAGCATTTCATTTGCATATGAAACTACCGAGTCAAGAACTTCGTTTGAAATTTTTGTGGGTTTATTGTATGTATCGAGAATCATATTATTATACCGCCATGAGGTCAAAGGGATCGTCGTATAGTTGTTCCCAGCATTCTTCAAGGGCATCCTCATCATTTGAAGAGAAAGTAACAGTATTGTCAGGATTGATTGTGTAGTCAATCCCTAATCCATCAGTGAAGATAGGAAGAAGTGAAAATTGAAAGGTTGGGTTAGGTTGAAAAGTGAAAGATTTCATTTAGTTTCTCCTTTGTTAAATATAGTCTATACTATTTTTGGCCAATTGTAAACAAAAAAATGCACCCGAAGATGCATTTAATTATAGGTGTAACATATTTGTCACATTAATATTACCACTCTTTATAGCAACCATCTTCTTCGTTATCATTAAATCCTTTAGTATAATCTACAATTTCTTTTGGAATCATATCTTCCATTTTAATACATGGACTATTATATGTACCCTCAACAAAATAATGAGGATTAAAACCTCTTCTATAATAACTATCGGCGGCTCCTCTATCGTATGGACCACCATGACGTTTATCATATGTCATTATATTTCTCCTATGTTAACATTGCTATAAGAAGACATGCTAGGAAGATGCCTTCAAGAATCGGTTGTTCGAACATTTTTGTACCTCAATTTGTTTCATTATGTATTCCATGTAGGTTGATCCTACTTTGTTTTTTACTTCTTCGATAATTGACTTATCGTCAATATTGTCAGCCAGCCTTTTTGCCACCAGCTTAGAAATAAATTCTAAATCGTGATAATCATATAAGGCTGGCTGACATATTTTCATGCTAGCATTTTTTCTTTACGAGCAGCTGCTAATCGGTCATATCCCTTTTTCCAGACTTCTGGAGATTTGATATTTGATGACTCAGTAACTTTCAACTTCTTTTCTTTGAAGCAAGCTTTAAGATAAGCAGCTTGTTCGCTACTCATAAACCGAGAAACCAGTTTAAGAAGAGTGATACGAAAGCGTACATCATGGTGCATATTGCCTGCGCTATGTGCCATCTCATGGAGAAGAACATATTGATTTAAACCGCTTCTACGATTAAGATCAATATTATGAGCCCATGCACGACCAGCTGTTCTGCTACCAGACATTTCAGCCAAAGCAATATTTCTTACACCGGCAGTTGATATTTTTTTCCAAGTCTTTGAAGCTAAAACTTTGTCACAATATTTTTGAGCTTCTTCAAGATTTTGAAACTTTTTACCCTGACCATAAGTACGTTCGTACTTAAACTCAGCACTGTAAACTTTTGATTTATCTGAGTCACGAGAATATTTGCCATTCTTACGGCCAGTTTTAATCAAAGTTTCTTTCTTATTTACATAGTCAAGAAACTTCATAATAGTATCATCATCCCAACCTTTACTTTTGAGATCAATTACAACTGGCTTTTGATAAGAACGATAAATCATACTGCATTCCTTTGCATTTCTACAATCATATCCAATTCAATAGTATCAGCCTTATCATCGAAGACTTCTGACAAAGCCATGATGTGGCCAGCTGGAATTGGATCTTCTGATGATTGTGTATTAGCAATTAGCTGCCGAAGCATTTGTGCGATTTCTCTATATTCTTGCATTATGTAGTCTCCTTTGTTAGATATAGTCTATACCATTTAGGAGTAAATGTAAACAAAAAAATGCACCCGAAGATGCATTTAATTATAGGTGTAACATATTTGTCACAATTAACCTTTATAGATTTTAGTAAGCAGATCTTCAAATTGTTCTACTTTTTCAAGTCTATTTGGCCAATGAATATAATCTTTCTGTGGATTTTTCTTTAGATTAGATAGTAATGGAATCATTGAATTATACAGCTTATCAACTTTTTCTTGTAATACTTCTAAATTTTCTCCAATGCTTGCTTGAGATTGAACAGCATCTTGAACTGCTTCAAGTTCTTCTTCTGTAACTGCCGTAAATCCAAAATCAAAAATGTCACTCATCTGCTGTTCCTCTATTTTTTAATATATCTTTCATAGTGCCAGATGCTGTAGTGGTAAATAGACTTGGAATAATACTATGAATAAGCAAAAGTGGAACTAAAGCTTGTAATTTAATTGCGATTATTACTGCTCCACACATATGACCTATTGCAGTTTCATTTACATCATTTAGATGTGATTGACATTGTTTGCTAAACATTAGTAATATCCTCTAATTCTTTGTATCTTCTTGCAATATATGCATGATAGCTTTCTTGTTTTTCAACTGGCATTACTTTCATATCCATCATTTTACCTCTAAATGCTGCGTCTTTGATATTCTGTCTAAATCTTAACATTCTTTCTTCATGATAATAATCAGACATTTGTCTATTCAATTCAATTTCAATTTCGAGTTCAGTCATAGGCTCTGGCCTTCACTTTCAATTATAATCTGTCCGTCTAACATTTTCCATTTATCCAGTACTAAAACAATTCTTTCATTTGGATTTCCTCCAACTTCAACACATCCAATTTCTAAAGGCTTCCATTTTTTAATTCCGTACTGTCTATTTAATCTTTCGATCAAACCTTTTGAAAGAAAGTCAATATTCGTTCTTGTAAATTGAACACATTTTTCAGAAGAATTAAATGTCGTGCCTTCTATTACGTGTCTATCATTAGCATCAGCTGATAATATGAAAAGCGAATATATCATCCACATAGCAGTTTCCATCTTTAAAATCCACCAGGAGAGAAATCAGTTCCATTTACAATAATACATGAGTATCCACCAGCAGTTCCAGCAACTGTAAATGTTCCGGTATTCTGATTCACATATACACTAATATCAATTCCCATTGGCTGAGCAAATTGTGGAGGCCGCCCAGGAGGAATTCCAAATATTAATCCTCTTGCTTCAAATAAAAGCTTTTCTCCGTGTTCTTTATCAAGTAATGTTTTCAAATATTCTTCGGTATCGCATGGAATTCTTATTGATTGTTGTGTAGGATTACGAGTAACACTATAGTTTTCAAAGTTATTTTTATCTTTTTCAGGACTAATTATATTTGGTTCTAAAGGTTCTACATAGATTTCAGGATCTGCTTTTACTGATATACTTGCAGTGCAAGATGCTACTACAAATATTATAGTTGCTAATAATACTTTCTTAAACATTTGTTAATTCTCCGATTCGTTTCATATATGCATATTTTTCTTTCACTTCTTCGGCTAACTGTTTCTTCAATATTTCGATTGTATTTGCTTGTTGCAGGAGTATCTTTCGATAACGTTCAGCTTCTGTATCGTCTGTTAACTGTACCATATTAATACTCCTTTTATCTTTAGTGTAGATATTTACTACGACGAGTTATTGTTGTAGCATCTACCTCAGTCCTTCGCATGAACGGACTTACTTGACCTCTACACTTACTAATTTCATCGATCATTGATTCATATTCTTCATCATTTAAGACAGATCTATATATGCTTAAAGAACACGCAGCTAATACTCCAGCAATTAACTCGGGCGAATTACCGTCGTCCATTAATTTACCACTAATATAATTTATAATCTCAGCCATGCGCTCAAGTTCCATTTCATCTTTTTTCATTATGGTAATCCGTCCACATAAATTGTTGACCCAATATATTGATTTCCTTTTACATTGGTTTGGCCTCTATAAGATCTGCCATAGCTCTCAGCTCTCCAAAATACTGTTCGAACTTTATAACATGTTTTAGTGTTATTACTAAGTCCAGCCCCAAGCGCTGATCCAATTATTGCTCCTTTGTCATTGCCTACAAGAATTTTTCCAATCACAGCACCAATAACTAAAGAGCTTAAGAAATTAGAAGAGCTTTGACATTGATGGCCACGATCTTGAATATGAGTAACATGAGCAAGTCGAGTAGCGGCGTGACTAGTAGTGCTAACTAATGCAAGTGCTGAACACAATAAAAGTAATTTTTTCATCTTCTTCTCTCCGGTTTATCTAATAACAATTATACCACTTTTTTAATAAAAAGTAAACAACTATTTAAACAGCACAGCTAGCCAATGAGTACAGTCGTCACATGGGTCGTCAATCAACCAATTTCTAGGAAAATCCAAGAGTAGTCTCCTGGATCCCTACTCTTTCATATTTTTTATATTTTTTATGTAGCAATCCATATTGTGATCGCTAAAATTATCTATCTTTAATTTCATGACACCGCCGGCCATGCCTTTTAGTCTATCCCAAAATCTTTTAAATCCAGATATTTTTACTACTTGGCCTTCTGAATTCATATAATGTTCTGTTCCGTGATGTCTATAACCCATCATTACTAAGGGCACACGCGTAACAACATCATTATTATTTACGAATCTATGGTGGACTACACCAAGAGATTTGCAGTATTTTTTAAAGCCTACACGAGGAGAACCAAATGTATACAGTTCAACCGGATCTTTTAAAAATAAATTATGTAAGCATCTTGACGACATAATAGTTGCCATGCCAGCACCAAGCGAATGTCCGCAAAACCAAAGTGTTTTGCTACTATTTGGTTTTCTGGTTAAATCTTCATATATAGCTGGCCAAAGCTCATCGACCTCAGCTTTAAATCCTTTATGCACTCTTGATACAGTTTCTGCCATTACAGGAATTGATTGTAAATCTGCTTTAATATCATTAAACTCAGTTGGTTGAGTTCCTCGACATGCTATAATACAATCATACTTATTCATAAACCGATAGGCTTGCGCACCGTTAACATCATAAAATTCAACGGTATTGAATTCGAGTTTGCGAGCCGCTGTTTTAGCTTTTTTAAGATCAGAATATGCGATTGCTGATAGTTGAGCAAACAAGAGACTTCTGGCTTTAAAACTTAATTGATTTATTGGTTGTGCCATAATAGTATTACCTTGTATTTTTTAGATAATACTATTTATATATTTACTCGCTTAGAAAGACTGCCTGGCCCTTAATGACTCCACCTTCTTCACGAAGTTCAGCCTTTGCTTTTTTTTCGTCTTCTAGCTTTTTAATCTGAGCTGCCTGATCTCTAATAATTTTTTGTTGTGCTTCAATATCCATAAATTGTTTATCCAATTCTGATGTTTGAGGAAATTCAATAATTTTACTCATTCACTATCTCCTTATAATATATACTATATATATTTGGCTCCAAGGGCAGGATTCGAACCTGCACGAATATAAATATTCTTTTGCTAAGACTACATATTCACAGCATAAACAGTGCTGCGTGTCTACCTATTCCACCACCTTGGATTATTCTTACTTTTTAAGAGTATCGAGCGCGCTGATCATGCGTGTCATACCAATTCCACCACCAACTCTTGGAAAGAAATCAAATTCAAGAAACTTTTCAAGTTCTGCTTCAACGCGATCTTTACCAAATAATTGGTTAATAAGACCAGCATATTCGCCATTTGAAATAGTATGAAATGTATCTCGCATTTGGTCTTTATCAATACTGCGTTCTGCACTACCAATTGTTTCCATACCACCAAGGATAACATCAATCTTCTTACTTGTACCATCTTCATTTCTTGACATATTCCAAAATGGACTTGTAAATTCAGGAAATTCTGTAATCATAGAACTACCAAAACTAGCTTCCATTGATAACTCGTGCTGAGCATCTAATTCTGTAGTAGAACTTAGACCGTAATGTTGTTGCCATTCACCATATGTTTTTTCTGTTGGAATATCAAATCCTAAGTGATTACATAATTGATATTCCATGGTCTTAAGATCATCGATGTCTCCTGGCATTTCAAATTCAAACATCGGAAAAATCGTATCGTGTCTTCCAGGAATTGCATTTGGTTCTTGTCTATACGAAGTCGAGACACAAAAAAACCCCTTCGAAGAGGGGCGAGTTAATAATTCATATTCCAACCACATCTGGCCAGTTTGAGGAAGAGGCCATATTTGCCCTTCATAATTATATGTTGCTACATTTTCTGGATCTTCACATGCAGCTAAAATGCTTAATCGGTTTTGTGTATGTACTTCTTCAAAGCCTCTATTCAAAAAAAATGACCTTAAAAGGTCAACTGCTTTTGTAAATTTTTTTGGTTCAATCAATTGTGTCACTATCTTATCCTTTTTTTATATTTGCCACATTGGGAATATTTATACAAATAATTTCCATTAATATCATTATTAGCTGAATTATATACAGCCCAACGAAAACAATTCCAAATATTATATGAAGTGTGATAGTACCAAGGGAAAGGAAATTCGTGTCTCCTTTCCCTTAATTGTTTATACCAAGCAATAAATAATTTTATTCTTCTATTCAAAATGCTTACTTAACATTTCAAGACGTTCACTTGCATGACCCATAGTACTAAGCTCTTTTTGCATAGCCTCTACAATATCACTATGTTCGCCAATACCAACAGGATTATTTAAATAAACCATAAAATTAGTTTTAGCTCTTTCTAGTTCACCTTCGGCATGCATACGACATGCTTTAATCAATTGTTCTTTCACTTACCTATCTCCCCTAATGGAATTACATCTTTTGAATCGATATAATCGTCCGGTGTATATTTTCTTACATTAACTTCTTTTATCATCATTCCATCGCGCATTCTATACGTAATAAATTCTTGTCTAATTACTCCTTCTGTTGATGCTTGAAATGCAGATTTAAACGGGCCAGATGTATCTATTTCATCTGAAATTTTAAAGGTATAATCAACCATATCATCAGAACTATCTACAATATAGCTTTGTTCATGTTTATTATGTTCACCATGTCCCCAACCAGAATAGTATTTTGGTGGAACAATATCATTTGGTCCAATTGACTTAGTCATGCTTTTATATCTACCCTTTTTGCTTCAACTTGTGGAATATGTGTTTTTCTACCATCAGCGCCATAAGTCCCATTATGTCCTTCATAAGATTGTGCTAAAGCTTTTTGTGGAGCCTTTATTGATTGTTCTGTTCTTCGTCGAATATTTTCAACAATATTCATTTGTTGTTCTTTTGCGGCTTGAGTCTTTACTATTAACTCAAGAGGCTGAGTGGCATAATGGTGTGAAAAACCTGGTCCTTTTACTTCCATTTATAATCCTCCTTATTATGGTGCGAAAGGTAGGATTTGAACCTACGATCAACCCGTTATGAGCGGGGGGCTTTAACCACTAAGCTACTTTCGCGAATTCTTCTACTACTTTAGCATTTAACAGATTAGCAACTTCAAGTGCTTTATTTTTGTTATCAAATGTTAAATCGACTACAGTAGGTGTTTTATATATCATATATCCTAATTCACCGGTCATTACAACTTGTTGAACTATCTTATTATTTCTCATTAATTTATACAACTCGTTAATCCTTATATTAGTAAATCAAAGGGGAGACCTTCTGCAGTGCCTCCCCTTCTATCTGCATTTTACGTATGCAGCAACCGGCTGAGTTTCGCGGTATCAGCGCTTGTACCGACCTATAGACTGGGGCCTCCAAAATCTATAGGGTTTCACTAACTAATCCCCTCATTGTTCATAGTTAGTGTCTGGCGGACCCTAGAGGATTCGAACCTCTGACCTAGTGCTTAGAAGGCACT